TTATATCCATTGGCATCTTTACCAGGAACTAAAGTAATATTATTACTATCACCACTATCTAAAACGGCTATATATTCATAATCATGTTCACGATTTTGAGGTTCAGTTCCAATAGTATCACCAATTACCCCCGATTGTGTAATTAAATTTTCTGTTGAAATTGAATTTGAATTAGTGCTATCTGGATAAGAATAATCTCAACCAGTAATATCTGCGGGAGTAGTTGTAGAAAATCCTTCATTTGGTAAAGTATTTTGTAATCCCGCAGCTTGTTTTCTTACATCATCAATTGAACCAAAACGAATATTTGGCACGCCGCCAGATGGGCCAACTATTTGCCCCATATATTCTGCTCAATTAGTATCTCCTGCGTTAAGGACTGTATCGACTCTTTTTAAAGTACGTCTAAATAATTTACCATTATTAGGATTCATTTTATTTTCTGTATCAATAATACAAAATTCACTATATCAAACGTCTCGATATTCTGTGTCTTTAAAACACTCGTCCATTGTAAAATACTTTAAATAAGGACCTCATGTTTGATTTTCATTATTTTCAGTTCACCCAGCTCGTTCTAACATAGCTTTTTCTTTAGGACTTAAATTAGTTGAGTCAATAGTCATATTGCTTTTTGCTTGATAAGCCGGATCTTGATCATTAATAAACTTAAAACTACTACGAATAACGGGGGAAATGCCAGGCTTCCCGCCATAAAAACTTTCTAAAGCCATACTTATTTCCCCCTTCTATGAAGTTACTCTATATTGATAATCCATAACAAATCTGTCTGAACCATCTTTTGCAACAATTCCTAAAGTTTTAATCACAAAATCATCTAATTCATAAAAATTAGTTTGACCAACTTTTATTTCTTCTCCATTAATAGCTAACATTAATTCAGGATGACTTCAAATAGCAATATGATTTAAAACTCCATCTTTACCTATTTTTATCGGAGCATCAAAAATACTATTTTCTTCTGGTAATAAATTTGTAATTTCTCAAAGCTCACCATTTATATAATTTACATCCATATATGTGCCATAATAAGTTTTTTTATCAACAACATATTGAATTTGTGTATGATGACTATCATTACGATCTATTTCTAATAAGATATAAGGATAACCTGCTGTTAATTTATATTGTGGAGAAAAAACAATATCAAATTTAGCTATTGAAACACTACTAGATGCAGTTAACCATCTTTTTTCTAGTTCTCCTATAGAAAACTCAGTAATAATACGAGCTTTATATTTTTCTTGTTCAGCTTCTCCATAAACACCTGCTACCGCAGCACTAACATAAGTACTTAATAATCCTTCTTCATTTTCTGTAGGTTCTTTTTCATCGCCTGCAGATAAATAATAAAAAATATCTCCATTTGCAGAAGTTCCTCGATAAACACTTTCTTTTATTCATTTTGGAGAATTAATATTATTAGTAGAACCAGGTCATTCAAAGATTATATTGGCAAAATAAGGAAGATTTTTAGGATTTTGTTTTTCAGCAGGATCTGAATATAATATTATTTCTTCTATAGCTTGATCTCCCTTAATAGGAGGTGCTGGAGGAATAATTAATTCTCTAATTTCTTGAAAGGCTGATGTATCAATATCTGAATTTTGTGCCTCAGCTGAATTTACTTGTGCACATAATTTTATTCTTACTTTTGTTTCATACTGAATGTGTTGAGGTAATTCTAAATGTAAGTAATAACTTTTACCAGAATAAATAGGCGATTTCAAATCAATTTCTACATCTCGAAATACAATAACACTTCCTTTATTTATATATTTAGGCTTTATATCTTTATTATCCATACCAATAGTTTGATGTACTTCATTATTAGTAAGGTAATTAAAACTATTATCATAACGATATTGACCCATTCCTTGTCCAGAAGATACAGGCATATTTTACGCACCTCCTTTATAATCTTTCAGAAACTTCGTTTAATGTAACAGCCATATTTGCGCCAGGCCCTAAAGTTAGACTAATATTCTGAATCATATAGTCTCCATATATATTTGTTGAGTAATCTTTTAAAGTTACTCTATTATTTGGTTCTAGATAATAAACTGGTAAAGCTGTTATTGAAACTACTTTTTGATATTTTAAATGCGCAAATAATTCATATTTTATTTGTTCATATGCATCACTTAAATATTTTCCAGTGACTAAACTATTAAATATTTCATCAGAAACTTGAACATATGGTTGACTATTATTAATACATTCTTGTCTCTGCTCTTCTAATTTATTAGTAATATCTTGAGCGCTTCTTAACTCTTGAATCATAACATTATCAGATCAATTAGCATCTGGATTATCCATATTTAAAAATACAATATCTGGAATTTCAGGCTCAAATAAACAGTTAATATTTTCATCATTAACTACATCAGTTCTTCTACCAATATTTTTAACACTAAATTCTCCAAGAGGTGAAGCACTTGCGTCAATTATATCAAAGAAAAAATTACCATTTGTTAATTGTTTATATTGAACTTCTGTATCACCATCTAATTCATCTATAAAACATTGTTTATCTCTATTTAAATTATATTCATAGGGTCAAAATGCTTCTAAATCATCGTAGTAAGGACCGGGATCCGTACCCATATTATTAGCATATTGTCCATATAAGTAAAGATAAGTTCTTCAATCTAGTGTATAATATTCTCCTAGATATTTTCACTCTCCAGTCTCAGGATCAGGATATTGTACTCCAGAAAAATTACTATCACTATAAGGAATTGGTTTTAATTTAATTTTTCCATCTGTACTTTGATTAGTTAAAACTAATCTATTCTTTAAAGTATAATCTTTTATAATACTTTGTAAAGATACAAACAAAAAATTATAACAATCATAAAAATCTTCAATAGCTTCAATATTAGTGTTAATTGTTCATCGTAATTCTTCAAATTCTTCAATTAACGACTTGTGTGCTATTAAATTTTCTTTAATAACATCCGCACTAATAGTATCATTTTTAAGCTCTTCTGTAATTTGATCTGAAATATTTAAAACATAATCTACACAAGAATTTCCTTTTTCATATAAATTCTTTAATGTATTCATATTTCTAGGCCATTCTTGAAGATGCTTTTCTATATTACCAATTTTTCCATCTCTTTCTGATTTTCAATTTTCTAAAATTTCTTCTATATCAGTTAAAAAGGTTCTATCTGCAATAGCTTTTTCTGCTGGAAAATTTTGATAATATTGCAAATATTCAACTTTTCTTTTCATGCTTGCTTGAGATTGTTCTTCTTGTGATAAACTTGAATCTATTGGATGTTGTATATTATATTCAGTTTCAGATATAGGTTGTAATATTTCTTTATAAAAAGCAGATTCATGAGAAATTGTTACTATTTTATTTTGATAATTGTTTAAAATATTTTGTAATTGATTATAAACATTATCTTTATTTTCTTTATCTTTTATATATACTTTGGGTAAACTATTATAATTATCAAATCTAAAAGGATTTAAAATATCTGTTTCCCCAACTAAATAATTTAATAAAGATTCAATAGATTCATTAATAGAAGATTCTCCATTTCAATTTGTAATAGCATCTAAAATTATTTGATATACACTTAATGGATCAACTGATTCTATAAATAAATTTTTAATAACTGAACCAATATAACTATCAACTTCTTCTTGATTTTTATAAACTGTAATATCTCCATCACAAAAATTTAAAAGACTACTTAATTTTAATAAAGTAGGATACCTCTTAAAGAAATCCTTGTCAGATAAATTTAACGGATAAGGTACATGTAATTCTTCTAAATTACTTTCCTCATTTATATATTCTTTATCTAAATATTGAATTAAACAATCTGCAATTTCTTCTTTTGTTTTTAATGATTCTATTTTATCTAATAATAAAGATTCTATCGCATCAATATCTAAATATAACGGTTTTACCGCATCTTCTTTATCTTCTTTAGATAATTTTTCATAATTTATAAAATCTATAATATTAGAAATTGGTAATGTATTTGGATATTTTATAAAGAAATTCATCATTTCGTCTAAGGTTTTATTCTTATCTTTGTTTATTGCTTCTTGATAAGAATCATATTGGTTATTATTTATATCGACAGTAAAACGTGGACCATCTAATCATCAAGTTCGATTTTGAATAAATCCAACCATTAACTCTAAATTTTTTATAATATCTGCTTTGCTTACGGTTTCTGAATTTTCTATATTCTCAACAACAGTATTTTCAACAAAAAGCATGTCTGGATTTTTTGAAGGATCTATATTTTCATCTATCAAATATAATTTATGGTATCCATTACCGGTTCAAAGATAAAATACATTTTCGCCGTTTTCTATTACTCGATAAATTTGATCCATATTTCCAATAGCTGGATATACTAATTTTTCATATTTAATATTACCATCAATATCTTGATATGAAACCGCATCTTCATCTGATTCATCCGCGGGAACTCAATTATCATATCAAAAGCCTAATTTATTGGTTTCTTTTACAATTTTACCTTCATAATATTCTGGATAAGTATAATATAAGACATTATTAAAACTACCATAATTACCTTTTAAAATATCCTCTCCATTTTCATTTACTCCAGTTTTAATTCAGTTAACAATTTCCGGCTTTTCATCAATTACAAGTCTATAACGAACTAAGAAGTCTGTGTTACTGTTGTCACTATGTCGAATTCCATCAACAATAAAATCATTTTTAATATTGTCATAATTTGGAGTAACAGATATTGAGGTAATGTTACGATCAGAATCAAAAGCATATACGTTTTTATCGTTAGTCGTTTCTATTAAATATTGCTTTTCAGAACCGCTATCTAATAAAAATTGACCCTCTTTAAGATTTATGTGTCTGCCTGGGTTAGAAGACTCTTGTAAAAGAATAGTTGATTGATTTATATTTAAATAATTTTTTATTTCTCTAAAATGAAAAATTCCAAATACATCATAAAAATATTCATAGTTTCCTAACTGATTTTTAATTGTATCTAAAACAGTGCAAACCGTATTTCCTGCGGCTCCTACTATTTCAGAAGTTGGAACAAAATCATCATAGACATATCCTACTCGATCTCCACGAGAATATTTATTTAATATTTCTCCTTCAACCGGTTCTGTATAAATTTGTCTAGCACCATTTTCATCTGATGGTCCAAAATATATATCTGTATCAGCATTTCATTGCATAACTCTACGAATACGTAAAGGCACATCTTGAATAATAATATTATTTAAATCTTCTCCACCTCAATGGGTTAATAATTCTAAAATTATATTATAATATAAAACAGTTTGATTTACGATTTCGCCATTTGTTAATTGAGTAGTTACTTTATCAAACTGAACTGTAATAGGTAAAGTACCACCTACATCACCGTTTAATAAGCACATTTTGTCTTTTAAATTAATAGTTAAATTAACTGCAGATGAAGTCGCAGAATTTAAACTAAAAGAATTAATATAAAATACACCTTGCGGAAATCAAAAAATAGGATACTTTGGATAGTATTCTGTTTCATTTTTTATACCGATTTCAATAAAAACTTTTTTATTTAAAGCGAAATCCATTTCCATTGAGTCAATATCATATTCTTCTTTACTTACTGAGCAAGAAAGGGAGCAAGTGCGCCGCACGCTACTGCTCCCATCTTTTGAAATTGATCCAGAAGCAATTATTCCATGAATTTCTTTTAAAGGATTTTCTTGCCAGTCTAATAAAATTATATTTACATATTGACGTTGATTAATAAAATCATCAATGAAACTTAAAATAGATCGTTTTTGTTGTTCTTCATTTAAATTATACACATAAGGCTCTTCAAGATATGGATACTTCTTTCTCATTTTAACTCCTATCTATTCTTATTATGTATAATATTTCTTAATTAAACTACCTTTATAGTTAATCATTCCATTAACTGGTACTTTAGCAAGCATAGTAGTTTTGTCTTCATCTTCAAATTCAACATCGTATCAACCACCATCTATATAATAAAGTTTATAACTCATTATACGATTTTCATCTATGACGCCGTATACAGTATTATATTGAGGCTCTTTAATTTCTTCTTCTTCAAAAAGAGTTTCTTCCATAGTACTTCAATCATCATATATAACTCTGAAATCATCTGGTTTTCATACAACATATCTTCAATCAATATCTTGAGATAAATCAGAACTTAAAAAGACTCTAACTAAAGCATCTGTTTCTTCATTAGTTTCTAATTGATACCAATAAAAAGATCCGCCAACTTTATCTTTGTTTCCAGGAGTTATTTCATAAACAGATGGATCTAAAATATATTCTCACTCATCTAAATAAGGCTGTCTGTCTGCAGTAGTTTTAAACATGCGGCGACCAAGAATCGCACAGTTACTCATAGGATAATCAGATCCTAATCGTAAAGTTCCAGTTCTACCAACTACAATTTTTTGAAGTCCTAGTCCAGAATTTATTTGTTTAATACTAAGTACAGTATATGGAGTTAAATCAAAATCACTTGCTTTTCAATATTCTAATTCTTGCGTTTCACCGACATAAGTTGATGCAGTTTCATTAACATGCTGATAATAATATTTATGATAAATTAATTCATTAATATTAGAATTTGGTTGCCATCAACCAGAAACTTGACCAACTATATCAGTACCTACTTCATATTTTGAAGGATCTTTTAAATCTTTATATGTAACATCTCATTGAACTAAATAATCAATTGTTGCTATTTGATCATCAAATAAATAAACATCTAAGACATTAATATCAGAAGGAATTTGATAATATCCATGCTCATTTACAAAAACAGTTCTTTTTAAAGAAGCGGCTCCGCTATCATAAGGTGATACTAATTCAAGTACTAGTTTATAACCTAGTCCATAATTATAAATTTCTTTAAGATTTGTTCTTTGTTCATCTATTAAAGAATATACTGCAGAAGCATAAGCTGAAACAATATCTTCTTTTGAAGATCCTTCAGACGATGTATAATCTGAAGATTCTACAGATGGTGACGATGTATAATATCATTTATTTTCTTTTTCAATTTCTATTTTTGTTAAAATATTGCCATTTACTATTTCAGTTTCTCAAGCACTAAGATATTCTGTAAGAATATCTATTGCAGTCATAGCACTTTCAGTTCCATCTTCATTTACATAATAAAATGAATTACTTGATTTTAATAAATATTCTCAAGAAATGCTATCTGTTACTACCGATGTTCCTTGTGAATTTCTTTCAATAATTTTTAATTTTATTTGTTCATCTGCATTAGATAATGAATCTAAATTATATCATTGTGGAACAGATCCTTTAATTCTATCATCATGAAATTGAATTTTAACACTATTTAAAGAAACAGATTCAGGAATGATTTGATATTTAGAACCCAATCCTTCATAATTCATTTCAATCTTTTTTATAATTTGATCTCTAATAGAGTATCCATTAGTTGTTCCTTGAACTCCATACTGTTGACCAATTTGATAATTTGTAACAGCAATTTGTTGAGTAATACCACTTATTAAATTTTGATTATAATCATTTTGAATTGGATATAATCCAAGAGTATCAAGAACTTTTAATGAGTATCCATCTTCAACTTCATAAACTGTAGCAGAAAAATTTCAAGTGCGGCGACCTAATTGAGTATTTGGAGTTAAAGATATTCCATCAAACATGACTACCATATTACCTTCAGTCATAGATCGCCAAAGTTTAGGCTCGCCATTATTTAATCATTTAAGAACTTTTTCTCTAAAGACTCTTTCTCACCATCAATTTTCATATGGATATAAATCATGCAGAGTCATTGAACTACCATTTTTACCAATTTTAGTATTTCTAACTCGCTCTTTGGTAGGTGTATCTGGTTTATCTATCCAATCATGATATGTTCCATAACTTCCAGATTCGTTTTCAAGAACTGTGTCATTACGAATTAAATATTTTCCATTCATATTATTATCATATGCAATTAAATCTGCTTGATATTCTTTAGCCATTTCATTTAAAAATGTTCTATTAAAATCACTTTCCGCAGTAATTAAACCATTAATTGTAAATTGTTTATAATCTAATCGTGCATTTTCTGCAAATTTAGGATATTTTCCTCCTAAAGTATCAATTTTAACTCTGGTTTTTACCGGAGTCATAGAATTAACTTGAGCATTATAACGAATAGCCAATTGTCTATCTTTATCTCTAACTAAAATATCATGAAAATTAGGATATACCTCTTGACTTTCAACTAATCTTGTTCAAGCATTTTTAAGAGTTTGATATTGAACGGTATAAACATATCTTATTAAACTACCCACAGTATTGTCTGTAATTTCACAATATACATTTTGTGGATCGTTTGAATTTTCTTCTTCACCTTCTTTTGGATTTCCTCCTAAGAAGCCTTTGCAATAAATTAATTCAGAAGTTTGAAATCTGTCTAAACTACTTTTTCTTCGAACATATAAATAGCCGGGAGGAAGATCTCCGCATTCAATAGTAAAGTTAATAATTCCATCTTCTTCTGTAACAATTTCATTTGTCTCTAATCCATGATCTGGAATAGTTAATGTTTTAAAATTCCAAATTGGAAGAAATTCTACTGCATAATCTATAAGAGAAAATTCATATGTTTTAGTAAAAGTATAATTATTATTTGTTGTAAAAATTATTTGAATAAAATAATTAGCATTTACTGGATATGTAGTATTATTTGAAACATCTAATAAATAGGTAAAACTATCTTTTTCAGCTAAAAGCGCTGTATATTGAGTTTCACTTTGAAATAATATTTGCCCTTTGCTATTTGAAGTTCTTATATAATAACTTTTAAGATATTCTCCATGATTGGTTGTGGTATTAGAGCTTCCATCTGTAAAAGTTAAAAAACCTGTTAAATTAATTGTACCAGGCAAATATTGTGGAATAGACTGCTCTTCGTTAGCAGAATCATTTACATCTCCACTATTCTCTGCTTGACTTCAAGCAGTCGCATCACTAAAGTTTTTAAGGAAGCAATCTACTCTTGGAATGGCTTTTAATAAACAAATACTAGACCATTCTGAAAAATATACTCTGTTTCTAGTAAGATAATCTGCACTATTTATAACTGATTGATTTGAAGAACTATCAAAACGTAATTGTACTTTATAATAATAATCTATTGTAAAGACTTTATTATCAGTATTGTTTTGATTTTTTAATAGCATTCTTGGAATAGTTAAGTGTCATAAATTATCTTTATCACAATGTAATATATCTTCTATTTCTCTAAAAGGTAATATTCAAACACTATTAAGTAAAACACCTGCGGGAATAGCTTGTTTTAATCCTTTATTTGATCCTTCAAAAGCATTTTGATTAGTTTTTTGATTTACTAAAGAAACATGTAAAAAATTTATCATATTAGCCGTATTATAAGGAGAAATAGAGAATTCTATTGTTGGATCTCCATCATACGGAAAAGCTGGCATGAAGGTATCAATTAAAGGAGGATAAAGAGTATTTAATACTGTTGCCATTTTATCCTCCTTTCTTTTTATACATTTTTAACGTTTTGATCTATACCATCACCAGTAACACAATAATATTCCATAATAGTACTTCCATTTACAGGTGTTTCTATAGCACCATGAGGCCGAGCATATTTCATAAACATTGGTTGTTTAAAAAATTCTTGAATTTGAGTAAAAAAATTCGCTAAAGAATACCCAGGATTATTAGTATCTCCACTATCTCCTTTAAATACTTGGTCAAATCCAATATAAAGATTAATATCTTGTTTACTACCATTTATGGTTGCTATTATCTTACGCAATAAAGCCATTATCATCTTCCTCCTCTTTATTATGAGCGGAAGATGCGGCTGCCATTTCATATGCTTTTTGTTGTTCTAAAAGATAGTCTTGCAAAGCCTTATCTTTTAAAGATAATAAAATTTTAGACATAGCATCTTCCATCATTGCTGCTGAAATATTATATTGACTCATAGTTGAATCAATTCATTGTTGTAATGAATATTGTAATTCAAAACGCAATTGTAAATTATTCATATCCTTTTATCTCCTTTTTATAATTATTAAGAAACACCTCCGGTTGTACCAGTAACTTTCTTATTACTAGAGTCTTTTAAGTTACCAGCCAAATGTGTATGTGCTGGTAAAGTATCCTTAGCTTGATAAACATCATCAAGCTCACCTTTAAGATATGTCTCATTAATAATACTTTGAATATAAAGATCAAAACTCTTGTAGTCACCTTTAAGTGCTGTTTTTATAGCCGTTGTAAAATCGCTTGCCTTAGGCCAAATATCATCTTTCGTTACGTTAAAAGTTTGACCTTTTATTGAACTAAAAACTGGTCGTCCATCTGTTAATATTGTATTTGTTCCATGAAGAGTAAATGTACCATTATATTTACTAATTGAAAAAGGAGTAGTACTACCAGAAGCTGTATTTTTTACATCGGTTCCATCTCCATGAAGTGTAGCGCCTGTTACTTTGCCGCTAGCAGTAACATTTGTTGCAGTAACATCGCCATCAGCAGTAATATTGCCACCAATACCATTTGCTTTAGTTGCAGTAATATTACCTTTATTTGTAGCAATATCACCTTTTTTAGTAGTAATATCACCTTTATTTGTAGTAATATTACCTTCTTTAGTAACAATATTACCTTTTTTAGTGGTAATATTACCTTTTCTAACTAATATCTGTTTACCTACAGTTAAAGTACCGCCAAAAATAACATTCTTGTCAACAGACAAACCAACACTTGGATTTTTAAGTAATCCTCCTTGAACACTTAAACCATTTGAATTATATTGAGGGGCTGTTACATAAAAATTTTCTCTGTATTGTCTTGTATCTCCAGCAGTATAATGTTCTGGATAAATACCAATTCTTGCAGTCGCCGTACGCACTTCAAATACTGGATAAGAACTTGCTGCTTTTTTAGGATTATTATTTTTAAAATCTGCGTTATTACTTAAAGCTGATGCTCAGCCATTATTAGAAGAATTTAAAATTAATTCTGCAGATGTTCCTGAATTTCCAGTAATGGAAGGGCCAGCTTTTAATAAAATTTGTGGATTAGATTCTGTATAAAGATTTCCTTCTCCAAGACTAGAAACATTAACTTCAAAATTATCTTGCATTTTTAATAAAATATTAGATTCTGCATTTAATCCAATATTAGACTGTGTCATAGACAAACCATTATAATTATTAGTATCTATAAGAAAACCAGCAATTAATGATTGACCTTCAAGTTTATAACCCTCATCTGTAAAAAATCCAAAACGACGATTAACTTTTTCATCTTCATTAATTGTTTGAAGTTGTACATCAAAATCTGTAAATGTTTTTGCTTGTGAAATAATAGATATTCCACCACCAGTAGAATTAAATAATTGTATACCATTAGAATCACCTATTAATTCAATTATATCATCTTCGTATCCGATACTAGTATTATTGTCATCAAAAAGTTCTGTACGATTTGTAACTATTTTTCCATAATACTTACCCGCATAAAAAGAATAATCTTTTTGAGATATAAAATTTTCTGTCGATACATATTTTACAGATTCTATTGGTTCAATACTATCTGTTATTTGAACATATTGTCTTTTTTCTGAATCTTTATATATATATCCAGGATTTAATTCTGAATATACTAAATCATTTTTATTTATATAATAAAAAACACCATTCATACCACGAACAACATTATATTCTTTTAATGAATCATCATATTTTTTCATTGATGAACCAGTTCAAAAATATAATGATGAGGTATTTAAATTATTAGCTACAAATGTATCAATAAGTTCGTTATTATCAACTCTAACAACACTTCTATATTTAGCATCAGGGTTATTGTTACTATCTTTTTCAATTGCAGTTATCTTTATAAATTTCTCTTTAATATTATCATAAAAATATTGGTCTATTGCAATTGATTTTGTCGTAATAACATAACTTTCTTCTCCAGTATCGCTTATTTCTAAATCATATGTTGGATCATTTTCTGCAAGATATATACTATTATTTATTTTATAATATTTTATATTTTGATTAGACACTAAACAATAGTAATTAGTATTATTATTATTTATTTGATAATAAAATGGTATCGTAGTAGCTTTTTTATAATCTGTGCTATTAATTTTTACATATAAATCATTTTTATCTCAAGAATCTTTTTCAGCATAAACAGTTGTAGAATTTCCATTTTCATCAGTACCTACTGTAATAGATATATATATTTTTGGATTTGATTGCATATTAACAGTTTTATTATTAGTAGTATAAATAACAATATTTTGTCCTGCTTTTTGCTCTAATCCTATGTTAGTTTTAAAATTACCAGCAGACATTAAAGATGATTCATAATTATCGTCTTTAAAAAGATTAAAATGAGCTTTCTTTACTTGTATTTGTAGTCCATCTTTATTTTCAGAGTAATCATTATCTGCTCCTAATAATAAATATGTATCAGTTTTTTTAGAATTTTTAGGATCTTCTGCTGAACTAAAAGTTGGATTAGATGCTAATTTAATATTTTTTCCATATATACCAATAGGTCGAGTATATTCATTATTATTACCTAAACCACCTGTTATAAATAAAGTAGAATCTCCTCCACTATTTGGATTTATTCCATCATTAGAAACAAATAACTGCCCAATAGTATTAGATCCTATTTTTATTTTTAATCCTGTATGAGTTGGAAAATCCATTGGAATAGGAGGTGTTACATTTAAATTTTTTGCAAAGTCGTCGAAAGCTCTAAAAGTATTTACTGAAAATTGAGTCGTATAAACTGAATCTTCATTTTCACCAATATTTACAATACTACTAACAGTATTGGCAACAAATTCTCCTTTACCATTAATACCAGCTAAATAAGTTCTAGAACCTTCTTCATAAATTGTTCTAGTTGTAATTTCTCCATTTAAATTACGACTAGATTGAGTTCAATTAGTACCGTTATGTCTAAAAATCGTAAATAAAGTAGGAGTCTTAGGATCTAGTTGAATTTCTAATGAATCTTCTGGACGTAAATATATACCTAAATCATCTGGAGCTATATCTGTTTCTAATAATTGCCGACCTTTAATAGAAATATATGGGTCTGTTCCAGAATGCAATAAAATTCCAGAATCTTTATAATCTATATCTTTTTCATGATGACCGCTATAAGGATCTGAACCAATTTGAGTTATTTTTCCTGTTCTAATTTCTGGAACATAATCATTAGAATAACGAGGTCCAATCTCACCACTCTGAGTATAATAAAGACTTCGATGCCCTAATCTTCATCCACCTATTTTACTTACTCCACCTGGTCTTAATTCTATTCTACCTTCATTGTAATCATCATTTTTTAATCCTATATAATTACCTTTTTCATCTGTTTGAATAGAATTGCCATTAGGTAATCCAAAATCTGCATTGCCAGTTTTAGCATCTAAGAAAATAGATTGGATACCATAAGAATATCCAAATAAACCTATTTGATTTTCTTCAGAAGAACTGCCAGTATAAGTATTAGTTTTACCCATTAAAATACCGGTAAAGCGATTGTTAGAATCTTTTTCTCCCGCACCTACTTGCGGAGCAAGTATTGCACCACGTTCATCATCAATACTAATACTATTACCATCTCATGCATTCACAGAATCTAAACCAAAAGTATTTAATGTCATATTAATAGGAGCATATACAGTTGCATATAATTTTATTTCTTCATCTGAATCAGGAATATAAATTTTTGCTTCTATTCGATTATTTGTTACAGATCCATCATATACATCATTAGGTAAAACATAGATCATAGCTTCATTTGTATCATCATTTAAAATTTGAATATTAGCATCAATAATCGCTTCTTCATATGGAGGATAAACAGATTTAAAATAAGCTTCGGGAGTTAATGCAACATTTGCTTTTGTATAAATTGTCTTGTAAAAATAATCTTGTTCTCCTATTTCAGATTTTTCAAGAGCTACATATCCATATTCATTATCTTGTTCATTAACAATAACATATTTATATAAATTATATAATTCATTCTCTTTTTCTGACTCTGTAGTTAATTGATAACGTGATTCTTCTCAAATTGGTAAAGGATAATATTCTTCAACAAACTGAGATTCACCTTGTTCATTCTTTACTTGCGTAGTAATTTTATAAAAATAATTTTTATAAACAGCTTGAGAATCTCACCATTCATTCACATTTTTAGAAAATCATCAACATTCGTTTAAAGGTTTATCTTCACGTTCTTTATCTCTAATATCATTTTCTGTAAGGTCTGTTCTATGAGGAAGTTCTTCTTCAATAAATTTATTAATAGCTTCTTTTTGTAAAATCCGCAATCTTTCTTCTTTGAATTTAGCTAATAATAATTCATTTTGAGATTGAACCTTTGCTATATAATTGTCATATAGTCCAGTTCCTCCAGTTATTACTTTATTACCTTCTTCATCAAGTATTTCATTACCTTGCTCATCAACAGCTAAAGTACAATATAACTTTAAATTTTCATCTTTTTCTTTTTCATATACTTGTTTACGCTGTTCTTCTTCTTTTTCTAATGTACTTTTTCTTTGAGATATTAACTTAGAAAAAGTATTCTTAGTATTTTTTTCTAATCCAAGAGTAAAACTAGGTTCTAATTCAAAACATTCTTGAATAACATTAGAATTATTTGATTTATTTACATCTAATCCTCCCCGAGCTTCCCAATAGATGATAGAATTTTCAGGAAGATTCATTAATTTTAACCCTTGATTGTGATTAAAAATAGGATTGCGGCCGTCCGCATTATAAACAACATCGTTTAAATATGTTTTTTTATCAATTGCAATACGTTGCATTGGTAATAATTCATTGACTAAAGTTGAATTATTTTCATATTCAATAATAGGTAAACTAAAGAAACTGTAATAAGTTTGTTCTGATTCTTCTTCTGTAATAGCATCTTTATTTTTTATTAAAATTTCTGATCTAATGTTCTGAAGTAATAAACTTCTAGTATCATTATGATAATTAGGATTTCATTTAATTTCATTAGCAGTTATTTCAAAATATTTGCCCAGTTCATTTCCTCTTGAGTTTCCTGCTAAAATTCATCTTGGGTATCCCGAGGCAAAATTTACTGAATCAATCTCTTCACCTTTTTGATAAACATGAGCTTTTAATACAGAATTTTTATTTTCAGCATTTGTAACAATTGCTTGTTTATTTTTTAGTACATCAATATCACCATCTGAATCTGCAACATTAAACATTGCTTGAGTTTCAGTTGTATTTTCATCTATTGGAACATTTTTTTGTACATATAATGTTAGTGGTTGTTCATGAAGAACAAAATATTTATCATTTCCGTTATAACTAATTTTAGAAATCATATCTGTACCATTGGTACCATTACCACCTATTTTATTAAAATAAAAATTAGTATCAGCATAAAGATCTATATCATTAAAATTAGCATGGCAAGTAATTTGATTATTTTGCGCATCAGGATTATATAATTTTTCAATATCAAAAGTGCAATCTGGTCCTTTTAATAATTGCTCTTGCTGTGTTGCGGGATTTAATACTAGTCCATCTGGAGGAATAATTAAAGAATTTTCTAAATTAAAAATTCATTCAAAATTAATATTTGAACTAGAAACAGAAAAAGATAGTCCGGTTGGACCTAAAATTTTTGCATGTAAAGGTTTAATTTCTAAAGGATCTTTTGTCTTAGTAAGAGTTGGAGCATTTCCATATTCATCATATTGAAATACCTGATCTCCATTTTCAATTATGATTCTATAATTTGAAGAAGCTCCCATTTTTAAATTTGTAATTTCAATAGAATCTGTACCAATATCATAATAATTAGCAGTAGTTTCTGAAATAAAGATTTTTTGAACTGTACACTCAACAGTAAAACCTGAGCTAGATAAAGAAACAGGGTATTGAATTCTTGTTGCTCTATTAGGAATCTTTGTTTCAACTAATTCATTTGTAGTTCTATCCAAATATCACATTTTAATTTTAGAAACAATATTATCTTTTAAAATATTAGAAGTGTTTTTTGAAAAAGCATCTTCTAAAAATAAAACAGATGAATTAGCACTATCTGCTATACTTCATTGATATTTATATAATGGAGTTTCTATACTATCATTATATCCGTATTCTTGATAATTGTCTAAGTTTTCATTATCTTCAACAGAAAGAGAGTTCTCTTGAATTAAACAACTAATTGTAGGACTTCCTTCTGAAAAAGTAAATTCAGTACCTAAATCAGATTCTAATTTTATTTTTGTTGAAACTGCATTATTATAAACAGTAAATGTTGTTGATAAAGTAACTGTTTCATCAGAAGTTTTATATAAAGCTATACATTTATATAAATTTTTATATGCTCAATTTTCATTACCGGTAGTTTGAAAAATAAATCTACTAGTATTTTTTAATCGTTTCCATCCTATTCCCGCATAATGATAATAGTCTGGATGACTAGCATTAATTACTTGTGAACTTTGTTTTAATCAAATATATTCAACATTTGCATTAGAAGTCAATTCTTCTATTTGATTTCTATAAACGTGAGCATTAAATGTAACTTTATCATCTGCAGATAAACTAGATAAAACTCCAGTACTATTTTCTGCACATTCAACCTTTAAAGAAAAATTGTTAGATTCCGCATCAGATTCTTTCAATAAAAATAATTGAATGTTTTGACAAAATATATCATATCCAGTTCCTCCATCTTTAGGAGCGTCACTAGGTGGCCATAATTGTTCTTGTTCTGCATCTTGATTAAATCCATCTTTAAAAAATAAAATATTTTTTATATATTTAAAACGAGAAAATTCTAATTTTTGAGATGGAATTATATATTGACTATTTCAATTCTTAAATGCTAAAGGATTACCCATCATTGAATCTGAAGTTAAATAAATAATTTCATCAATATCTGATAAATCTCCAATAGAGGTAGATTTTCAATTATTATAATAAGTTTTAATTTCTTCTAAGTTTGCAGGTAATTTTTTTAAATCAGCTAATAAATTTAAATATGCAGCAACTAGATTGTCTGTTGCAATAGATTGAGAAGAAGAATTATTAACACAGAAAGTCTGATAAATTGTTTGAATATATTGAGAATAACAATCAAATAATCCTAATCCATCTTGTTGTCAATAGGAAACAGATTCATCATTAGCATCACTACTATTAAAAAATAACTGTAATCTTTGATCTCATTCTTTTAAAGATATATTATCTATATCAGTTTCACTTATTCCAACTCATCCTGTTGATGGAATTGTAGTATTTGTTTTTACATCAATAGTAAAAGCAGCATTTTCTTTTGTAGAAGTAATTTTTTTAGCATTTCCAATAATAATTTTACCAAGATTATCTAAAACTTCTCCTTGAGTTTGACCATATCCTGCATTTGGATTACTAAAAGTTAAAGTTAATGCTAATCCATATCTACCTCCGGCAGATCGTTGCTGAATAATATCTAAATTTGTGCGGAAATCTGCTCTAAATAATATATTTGTAGCTTCTTCTTTATAAATATTAAATAAATCTTGAGATATGTCAAGATGATTATTAGAATTATCATCTACATTATATAAGAAGCGAGCTCTATGTAAAATAGAATTACTATCTTCATCTTCTTCATCTAAACTATGATAAGAACGTAGTCCAAATATGGAATCTTCATCAATTAAATTTGGACCTAATTTTACATATTTATTAATTTCTGATGATACAGAAGTACTTTCAGCTGTCATAGAAGACATTGAACTTGCTTTTCCAATAATAAATTTTTCTTTAGAAAAATCACTTTGTGGGACTGTAACATAAACAGCTGTATTTCGCGCATAAGTTTCAGAAGAATCTCTTGCAGTTGCTACGAAAGTACCACCTTCATATTTTACTTGATATAAAGGATAACCACCAGACATTCCAATATTTTTATCTATAATTGCGGTAATTGTTTTATCTAATTTTAAACCGTTTATGCGCCGTTGGACAACTGTGTCAATAGCTTCCAACACGGAACGTTGATAGTTCTGTTGCGCTCCAATATCGTTACCCATACTGCGCTCCTTATCTCTAATAAAAAAACGGGAGAGTTAAAAGATATAACTCTCCCGCATAATTTCCTTATATCTCACTCTTTTTAAAATAAAAAGTTAGACAAAGTTTTTATTCGTTTTCGCCCTAGATAGTACGATTAGCATATTGATATGCTTTATCAGAAAGATTTAATAAAGCTGCACGAATATCTTCTGCATCAGTAGCATTAGGGAAGGATGCTTGAATTTCAACTCGTTGTTCCGTTACTGGATTATAAGACGAATTAAAATTGTTTTTAAACATTCTATTCATAGTAGATAATCCTGATATTGTATTTTGAGTCATATCTCGCATTAATGTAATTGCCGCAAGAATATTTTCTGTATCAGTAGCATTTAACACTAATTCTTTTTGATGTAATACAGCTAATTTACCATTTTTACTTAAATTAGTTTCTTCGCCACCTCATTGTCCAGTATATCCACCTGTATCATAAGTAATGGCTTGTCTTAACATATCTTCATTTAAGTGCCATCTCTCTGTTTTTTTAGTATCGCTCTTATTTGCTAAACCAGTTCCAGTTTCTTTAGTAGCTTCTTTACTCGCTTCATAAAAACCAATATTATATTTTGCTAATTTACTCGTATCTCCATATCCTTTGGTATGATGTTCATTAACATGAGAAATTTTAACTTGAGTATCTTTACTTAATCTAAAACCGTTATTTCCATTAGCGTCATATTGATCACCATCTCTATGATATGAAACCCACGTTCCTTTTTTAAGAGTTACTACTTGACCCACTTCAAATTTTTTGCTACCATTCATTAAATCTATGCTATCTTGATAATAACTTTCTTTTGCATTTTTATCTTTAATTGTTTCATTAGCTTTATTTAAAGCTTTTCCTAAAAGAGATGTTGTTTGTTGACTAGCTTCTAATTGTTCTCTATATTGTTTTAATTTATCTAAAGCTTGTTGTAATTCACTGTTATCTGCACCTAATGCTGCAAAAAGATTGTTTGTAGCTGCAGCCAAATCTTTTGTTGCATTTGCTGCTTCGCCCATTGAATCTGTTATATTATCTGCACCAGAACCAATTTTTGTTAATGCTCCGCCAGGTCCAACCATTTTATCTTCTAAATCTTCTACTTGATTTCCCATTTCTAAATCTGCTTTAGTTACAGCTTCAACTATATTTGGTAAAATTTGATCTCCAATTAAATTAGCCATATCCATTCAATCTTGACCAGTCTTATCTTTAACTTTACCATTTTTATCATATAAAGTATCTAACATACCAAGTGCAGCTGTTGTAGTATCCTCACTACCATTTTTAACTAGTCAATTAAGAACATCATACATACCAGCAGAAGTATCAGCAAAATCTTCAGCAAGAGCTTTAAAAATATCATCATATTCAGATTCAAGATCAGCTAAAGCTATACCACGTGCAGTCGCATCATCTTTATATTTATTTCAAATAGCCGCTCGTTTTTCAACATAATCTTGTAAAAGACTAATTGCTCGATCATTATTGGCAACAGTTTCTTGTTTTGTCATTTCATATGCATCATATTCAGAATCAGCTAAATCTTGTTGAGCTTCTTTAACATCTCCCTGATCTGCAGTATAAACATAACGATAATTACCCTGAGTATCACGACGTAATTGCATTTTATTTTTATTACGCTGAGCATCTTCAAGAGCCATCTGTTTTTGAAGAATTTCTAATTTAGCATTTGCAAGTTTAACATCATATTCTGTAACAGTATTTTGTTTTTGTAATAAATCAAGTTGTTCTTGCATTTGTTGACGAATTCGATTTTGAGTTTGCGCAGATGAACCTTGAGCATTATCCAAAAGATCAAGATATTTACTTCTTAGCTTATCAATTTCATAAGCTTTTTCAACATCATCTTTATATCTATCCATATAATCTTTTTGAAGTTCTCAGTTGTCAGTAAGCTCATCAATATCATTTGAACCAAAAAGATCTTTATAAATATGTTGAGAACTAGCTTCAACAGCATTTTCAAATTTTTCAACTCAAAGTTCTGCAAGGTCTTGCGCAGCATCTAGCATAGCATCTTCCGCGTCGTCCATGCGGTCTTGCATTTCTTCAATTAATTTTTTATCGCCAACTTTTAATGCTTCTTCATAAGCTTTTTGTCAATATTCGTATGCGGCAGTCATTTGATTTAATTGATTCTGCATAATATCGCCTTGACGAGAATAGAATTGATCTAATTGATCATAGCTATCTTCACCATAATATAAAGTATAAGTATCACTTATACGTTCCATTTTTTCAGATAATCTATCAAATTGATCTAACTGACGTTCAATTGCTTCACCTGCATCATTATAAATATCTAAAATATTATCACGAGTCTCTTGAACAAGCTGACGATAATTTTTAAATTCATCTAATAACAAATCATATATATCTTTAAAATTTTCAAATAAACTTGCTTCATCCATACCAAAAAGATTTGCCGCAGCTTTTGGATTATCCATTCACTCTTGTAATTGAGTTAAATCTTGTGTAAGAATGCCTAAATATCCATTTTGTAATCCATCTTCTGAAATATTAGCTTTACGATTTTCAAAAAATTTGATAGCTCCTTCAAGAGCATTTCTTGTATCTGGATCTTTTTCAGTCTTTAAAGCTTCTTGTTTTTGATTAATTAAATTGTCATAAAAAGTAGTAGCGTCTTTTGCTGTAATATTATAAATATCATCTAATTGACTCATATTTTCAATTAAATCTCCATAAGGAGTATCATCAATTGAAAAACTATTCATAAAAGAATCAGAGTCAAAATCTCTAAACAATTTCTTTAATTCCGCTCCTGATTCTAATGCTTCTTTTAATCCATCTCGTGCTTCAGTATAAAGTTTAAATTGTTCAATTCTAAGATCTTGAATATTAAAAGTTGCGTCTTGAATTTCATTATTTATCTTTTTTAATTCAGCTTCAATTTCATCTGAACGTTTTCCACCTTCAAGAAGACTCTTACTTAATTTATCAAATTTATCTATATATTCACCAATGTTTTTTGCTAATTCTTCTTTGCCAGCTTTTGCTGCAGCTTTTTGTTTATCTACCATTGCATTATAAGTTTTATCAACTGCAGCTGAAACTTCTTCATAATTTGTAATAATACCATCTGTGTTACGTTTAAAATCTGGAATCTTCATATCGACGCCAGCTTTTTTAGCAACTCTTTCAGCGGCTTTATCATCCTTTTTTATTTGATTTCGAACATCTCGTTTTTCTTGATTCTTTAAAATATCTCTTTTTTCTTTTAAAATTCTTAATTCTTTTTCAAGTAATCTAATTTGTTTATTTTGATTACCACGAGCTTTGTCACCAATTAATTTATCTTGCTTATCTTGTATTCCTTTTAAAACTTCATCTGTTTTTTCTAAAAGACTATCTACTTTTTCATAATAATCTTTTTCATGTTCTCTCTTATCTTTAGTAGAGATTTCTTTTTCTTTTTTTCCATTTTTACCGCTACCATTTTTATTGTGCGCAAGAATTTGATTGCGGCCAACATAATAATTATGGTTATGAGATACCTCAAAATTATATACTGTACGATGTTCAATATTAATATCAATTTTGTGAATAACATGTCAACTACCATCAGCAAACATTACTCAATTACCAACTTTAAGATCCGCTGCATGTACTCACTGAGGAACTCCGCAAGTGATTTTATTTGTTACTAAGAAACGGTGAACACCAGTAACTCTTAATTGTTCATCTTTAATATGAAGAGTATATATAGGTTCAGTGGTATCGTGAATCATAGTTTGAAGAACTTTACTATATTCATTGATTTTAATTTTTTCATTATAAGAAAGAACTATATCACCTTTTTGAATTTTTTCAATTGTTTTAAATCCAACAGAGGTGAAAACTAAAGTTCCGGCTACAAAGCAAGATCCCTTACCTTTACCCTTATTGCCCCCTCCACTTTTATCATTTCCTCTTACAGGAGCTTTATTAGTACCAGAAGGAAGAGTTGGAGCATATTGATTTAATTGTGCAGAACCTTCAACTAAATCATTTAATCCGCTTGTAAGTAAATTTTTATAAGCTCCAGATTCAGTAATTTCATTATATGTTGCAGCTCTGGTATCAGAGACTAATCTTTTACCTCCATATTGATCTACTTCTTTAACTGTAGTCGTTTCAAACTGACCAGTTTTTCCATTCCATGTAGTACTTGAAGTACCACTACTACCAGTAGATCCACCAGAAGAACTTCCATGTCCTGAAACTGTAACTTTTCATCCAGGAATTTGCATCTGACCTTTTTCGGTATTTCCATGACCATCTGATATAACTCATTCAGTAGTTTTTCCTTCTGTTATTTCTGGATTGCCGTAAACTTCCCCTTTAACCGATCCAATCAAAGCAACTGTGCCTTGAATTATCGATGTAAGCCCATTAGCCATTTGAGAAATAGCTGTTTGAGTTTGATTTGCTGTTCCGGACATAAAAGTACCTGCTGCTTGAGCATTGCTCATTAAAGTATTGGTTAGATCTGCACTTCCTGATTGTAATTGTTGTTGTAAAGTAGTTACTTGATCTCCTGTATATCCTAAATCACTAGCTAAAGATTGTGCCATTGCTGCTGCAGCTTCTTCATTTTGTTGATAAAAACCAGCACTTGCGGTAACCATTTCTTGCATGGTTCCTCGTCATTTTTCTGCTATTCCAGTACCATCCATTGCATCAGTTAATACTTGAAAATTATTATCAAAAATTTGACTTAAATCATTAAAATTTTCAGTTACAGCTTCACTAAAAGTAACAGCCTCTGCAGCACCATCTTCTAAAATTTCATTGAATTTATCGACACTTTGTGTATCTCCAATAGATTCTGCAAATTTTTTCGCTGCTGTGGTAGTTTCTAATAACTCTCGACCATATTCTCCTATATTTTTTCGACCAGAACGCAATTGTTTTCCTGCTAATTTTAAACCACCATATAATTCATCAAAGACCATTGCAATAGCATCAGCATCTAACGAGTCAATACTTTCACTTAAAAGTTCAACTCCTTCTGCAGTATCATCAAAAGATCCTTTTACCTTTCCCATTTGATTAATTAATTCATTTAAAGCATCATTGGCTGTTGATAAAAAGTCTTCTGAATTTAAGTCTCCTTGCATCATTTTGGTATTAGCTTCTGCTAATTTTTGATAAATTTCATTATATTTATTTCCATTATCTTGCATTAATTGACTTAAATATGATTGTTCATTGCGAAGATCTAAAGTATCTCCTTGTAATTCATCTATTGCAGCAGTCTGATCTCTAGTAGCTTGAGTATATTCATCTAAAAATCTCTTATTTAAAACATAATGGTCGCCTTCTTTATCCAAATATTCAATATATTCGGCATGTTCTGCTAATAATTCTGCGACATCATCATCTGTAAAGGCACCTTTGGCTTTATCATATGCTGCATATAATTTTTCTAAAGGATCTTTTGTTGCTTTAGTTTCTGAAATTTCATCTGTTGATAAATCTAAATTAGTTAAATCTAAAGCATTATTATAAGCTTCTTCTATATTATTTGCTAATTCCATATATTTATCAACTAATTCATCTATATTTGAAGGATTAACTGTTTCTCCACCAATTAATTTTATAAAATTTTCAATTTCTGCTCGACTACCAGTTTTAAAAATAGAATCTGTTTTAGCTAATTCAGCATCTAAATTATTATCTCTAATTTGTTCTGCTGCACTAATAATATCTTTATTATTTTCTACATATTGTTGATATACCGCAATATCTTTTGCTCATAAATCCAATTGAGCATCTATTTTTTCAATTTCTTCAACATCGCCTTGTTTTGCAGCTTCTAATCTATATTTAGTTAAATTATTAATTTTTTCATTAGTTTCAACTATATAATCTTGAGCCGCCTTTACTTGTTCATATGCAGATTGATCATATATTGTTTTTGTTTGAGTTATCTTATTGCCTTGCATATCAGCTAATCCAGCACCATTTAACTCTACCTGTTTTGTTTCAGTATGAGTTTGAATACCAATTTTTTGCTGTTGATCTGGAGTTAATTGTTCTGCTGGGTTTTGACTTTTATTTTCTAAATTAGCTTGCAATAAAGCTGCATTATTTGCATAAACTGATTCTGTAGCTGCATCTATTTTTTCTTTTAATTCTTCATATTTTCCCTTAGTAATCAATAAAGAACCATCTGTGATACCTAAAATATCACATTGTTCTTGTAAAGCAGCTTTAAATTCATCTGATGCATTATTCGTTTTTTCATATTCATTTCAAAGTTCATTAAAAGACTGTTTAGTACTATTTATTTCTTGAACAGTTTTACTTGTTTCATCAGCCACGGCTTGCATGGCTTCTTCTCTGGCTTTTTTAAGTTCTTCTTCTTTTTCTATCAATGCACTAATAGCAGCAATAGCTCCTCCAATAGCTAACGGAATAGCTAATGAAGCTAAAAGTTCCATTGTAGCTACTCTTACAGCCTTTTTCGCAGCTGCCAATTTCAATTGAGCTTTCTCTTCTGCTTCTGCCGCAACTGTTTCCGCGGCCTCTGCTGCTGTAAGAGCTTCTCCTGCTGCGGTTTGTTCTACTGCAGCTTTTTTAACAGCTTCTTGTGCTTCTGTCAATCTTTTTTGGGCTTCTGCGGCTTCTTCTGCGGCCTTTTGTTCTGCTTTAACAGATTTTGTTAAAACTCCTTTTTGAGCTGCGACTGATTGAGCACTACGACTAGAATCTTCTTGGGCTGCAGTTAATTTTTCTTGAGCTAATCTTAATTTTTCTTCTGATTTAGCTCAAACATCATTCGCACGTGCAACTTCTTCTCTTGCTAATTTTAAATCTCTTGTTGCATTATAACTAGTCCCAATAGCTTGGTCTAAATTTGTTTGTGCATTTGTAATTTGTTGTCCAAAATTTGTTGCTCCATTTTCAGCTTGTAATAAGGCATATTGCTCTTGGAGTGCTTTTAAATTTTGTTGTGCTGTTTTTAATCCAGCAAATCAATCTTTACCCATTAAAGTTTGTAGAGCAGGAATTAATTGAGATATAGTCATAGTAAGATTCATAATTGTTTGAAGAATTTTTTCTCCTTGAGATATATCTTCATTTTTTCAAAGACTTCCTAAACTTTGGAAAGACTGTCAAGCAAAAGTAAGACTTTGAACGGCATTTACTGTATCAATAATGTTTTTAACATTAGCTTGTTTACCCATGCCCTTTTTAAAAGCTTCTGCAAGTTTTTCATCATCATCCATTGCCATTTGAGCATTACGATAATTAAAGCTATGTTGAGGTAATTTATCTCTTTTTTCTTTGAAACTACTATTTTTTAAATCTTCTATTTCTTGAATTAAACGAGCTGTTTCACTTGTCAATTTTGCTGTTTCTTCTGCTGCATCTCCTGATCCGCTTTCTATTTCTTGTAAAGCTTGGCTATAATGATCTAAAGTATCTCCATTTAAAGAACCTTGAAATTCTGAAAACACATTTTTTAATTTTAAAGTAGTTCCTGCAACTTCTTCACTTTCAAAGCCATATGTATCTAAAGCTTTTTGATGTTCTTGCAAAGCTGCATTAAAATTAATTAAATCTTGTTGAGTAAGTTCAAGACTTTCACTTAATTCAAAAAAAGTTTTTCTAAAAGCTTCTGGACCTTGTGAATTAAGATAATCATTTAATAAAGATTGATTAATTGCACCAAACTCATCAATAAAATCTTCAAAACCATTTTGATTTAAAGCAGTCGTAATACCGGTACCTACTTGTTCTAATCCCACTTTTAATTTTTCAAACGCAGCTGTCGCAGCATTGCTATTTTGTATCATACTTTCTAAAATACCGTTAGCTTGATTCATTTGTTCCGGATTAAAATTACCTTCTAGTGCTTGTTGATTTATATATTGTGCAAAATCTAAAATTTTTTGAGAATTTTTATCATTCATATAGTTTGGATTTATAACACCCAAGTCACTTAAAGCAGCATTAGAATTTTGTAAATTTATCATTTTCTGCTGTTGAACAGCTCTGTTCGTCATTGAGTTGGTTATTTCTCGAGCAAAATTATTACTAAACATTCTTGTTAAAACAGTTACGGCTCCAAGTAATACATTTGTTCCACCGCCAAGAGCATCAAAAAACTCTTGTAATACATCTACTGCTTTTTGTGCTGCGTCCATTCAAAAATAAACATCATCGGTATCAAAAATTGTACTGAATAATCCCTCTAATGATGCTTGTAGTTTAGCACTACGACCTTCAATAGAATCAGCAAATTCTTCATTCATCTGATCAAGAGTGCCTGTTGCAGCACTTCCAGTAGCTCCAACATATTGCTCATACATATCTCGATTATCCATTAAAGCATAAAAACGGTTAATCTGATATTTTCCTGCTAAAGCTTGTCCTGCTGCAAGTTTGGTAGTATCATCAAGATCAGCTCACACATCCATGAGATCTTCTAATATATTATCCATCTCACGAATATTACCAAACTTATCTAAAACATTGACACCAATTTTATCTAATGTTTCAGTAACTTTTCCTAAATCAACTCCATCATCTGTTTTTCCAAGTTTTATATCAGAAAAACGAGCATATAAAGTTTTAAGACCATTACCAATTTGTTCTGGAGCTTCTCGTGTTACAGATTCAATTGTCGCAATTTGTGCAGCTAAAGCCTCTCCACTAACGCCAACTGCATTGGCCATTGAAGCAGCTTTTTGTGCGGCTTGTGCAAGTTCTCCTACATCTGCTGCAGATACATTAGCAATCAATGCCCAATTATCCATCTGCTGAGTAAGTTCTTCCATACTGTCTTGTAAACCATATGCATTCATATAAGCTGTAATTTGATCTGAAGTAGTAGCAGTATCTTGCTGAGATGCATTAGCTAATTTTGCTGATAATGTCGCTAATTGTTGAGATTGATTAAGATCATAGCCTTGCTGAGCAAAAATTAAGGATGCATTAGTCATACCAGTAGTGGTCATACTAACTGCTTTAGCAGCTTCATTAGCAGCTTTTGCAAATTCATTCATTGAATCACGATTATAGTCAGTAACAAGCATAATCTGTGTTAGTGAATCATCAAGTTCTTTTACATAATCTACCGAGCTATGAATTGCGTTCATAAACTGACTGAAAAAACTTGAAACAAGTCCTCATCTAAATGTGTTACTAAAAGTAGTAAATAACTTATCTATTTGAGAATTTGTTCTCAAAAGACCAGTATCAAGTTTTCCTAATTGTCCTGTTAAATTATTAAAAGCAATTTGTCCTTCTGCTCCTAAAGAGCCAAAAGCTGTTCTTAATCCTTGAGCGCTAACTCCATTATCTTTAAGTTCTTTATTTAAAGCAGATAAATTTAACATTCCAAGAGAAGGATCGAAAGCATCTGTTAATGCTTGCCCTAAACCTTGAAGCTGATTACGAGCATCCGCAAAAGTTTTTGAATCTAAAAAACCTTTATCTCCCATGGTTTGTAGCTTTAACTCTAATCCTTGTAATTCAGATTTTAATTGAGTTAAACCTTTTGCATCTAAATTTGTTTTAATATTATATTCAATAGTATTGGAATATTTCAAAATATTTCACCTTCCTCTCGGAATGTCCTTATATCTCTATAATAGACCTTTGGTCTATAACAATATCTACTATTAAATGGAAAATTATTTGTTTTTCTAATAAAAAAAGAGCCTTACGATTTCACTCGTAAGGCTCAAATAATATTAAACATTAAATAAACTATCTAATACTTTTTCAGAATCTACTGGATTTTCTGCTTGTAAAGGCTGACGATTCATTCCTCACTCATTAGCAATTTTTAATGTTTCTTGAATATCACCACTTTTAGTTAAATCATTCATTTGACCAGCCATATTCTGAAGAATTTCAGAACTGAAAATCTCAGCTTTATTTAAGACACCACCAATGGAAAGAAGATATTTTTCGTAATCTGCAAAATACTGTGCGGCAACCTTGCCAATGTAATCAATGGTAGCTGTGTGATTTTTAACTAGATTCTGAATATATCCCATTTCTAAGAAATGATCAAATGCAATAAGAGGATTTTCTGCAACCATAGGGGCATCAATGTCATCTAAATCTTCAATTAATAAAAGAACTTCATGACAAACTAATGCACGTTCAAATACAAATTGATTTAAGAATCCATTATCTTCTGCTTCTTCGAGACAAGAATTAATCATATCATAGATCTCTTGGGAAGTAAGAGAACAATTTAATACTTCTTCAATATTAATCATATTCAACTCCTTTTATCTCATATATTTTTACTATTATAGTATAGCATAATTTTTATTTTTTGTCAAGATTATTTGTTTTTAAAAGAAATCTTTAAAATTTAATGAAATAGAAACTTTTGTATCACATACAGCTGTATATACTTTATCATATGCACTAGAAGATCGTTGTTTAGAACTTTCTCAGTCAGGATAATAAGGCGGTGATACAAAAGATTTTGCATTAATTTCTCCATAATTTCGCATACGAGATCCTTTATCGTTAGAGTTTTCTCTAGCACTGATTCAACTATTTTTTATTCCCATACTATTAAATTCTGTTCCTGAATTATAAGCTGATATTAATTTCGTAAAAATCTCATCTACAGAAATTATTTGAACATCTCCCTCATATCTATTTCTTATGACATAATAATCTAATCCGCGTCCTAATTCTGAAGCTCCTTTCGCAGCAATCGTGTCCGCTGCACATAAAACTTGCATTTGTCTTTTAATATTAGCTCACACATTATCAATTTGTCAAGCGTTAACTCTTGTAGTAATATCTCTAAAACGAGAAAAAGATACAAAAGCTTGTTGTAAATGCGTATCAGCTAAACCTCCTGCAGTATTAACTAAAAATTTTCAATCAAAATATCCACCAATATTTAATTGTTTATAAGTTTTTTCAGAAGTAATTCCAATAGATGAAATATCTTTATAATTTTTTGCTTGAAAAGAAGTTATATCTATAGTGCCTGTCGCGCTATTTCTACTAATCATTACGTTATCGGCTTTGCTATCTGATCCAAGTGAAGCAAAAGTTTGTTCTATTTTTTGTCTTGCAGCTTCCATTTGATGATCTGGCAATGATTTCGCTGTGACATTATTACTTGATACATGACCAACAGCCATCATAACTGAAGTAGCCTTATCTAAGACTTGTCCTGTTGCAGATAATCAAGCTATTGGTAGAGCGATTTCAAAGAGAGATCCTGATAAACTGTTTAATGCAACAGTACCTGCCGCAGTAATATCATCATTATCTTTGTCACCTGCAGATCCATTATTTATTGAATTCATCAAAGCTTCAATTTTTTTCGCATAAGAAACAGCTTTTTCTATTGACCCTGCTGCTAACCCTCCTAAAGCTGCTCCTTGTACTAAAATAATATCTATATCTGCAAGTAGTCTATTCATTTCATTTTTAGCTATTTCTAAATCATGAAGTTCATTTAATGCTTCTTCCAACATTTTTTGAGCTGCATCATAATCATCTAAGACTTGCATAATAGGTGTATTATTCAATGCCATCTTAAAATCTTCTGGTTTATAACCATATAATTTTTTAATATCTTGCTCAAAACCAGCTTTTTGACTTCGAAGAGCTCCTCTAGTCCTTGTTAATCGATCTGCACCTACCCGTTTAATATCTGCTTTGGCTGAATTTATAATACTATAAGGATTAATTTTTTCAACATCTAAATAATTTCCATAAAAAAGATATAAATATTTTTCCATCATAATTTTTACCCCCTAGAATCTCTAATAAAAAAGAGGGGTACCCGCAAGGGTACCCCTAAATTGGAGACTATAAGGGTCTCCCGCATTAATTAAATTAAGGATTAGATACTGGAAGCTGATCAAAGATAGACTTATCATATAAGGTATCGAAATACTTATCATGATCAGCAGTACGATCTGTTAAGCTCTTAGGACCAGAACCGTCACCGTGACCAACAACCTGCTTATTAGCATAATTATGCTTAGCTTCAGAAGGATCAATAATCTGAAGAGCAGCCATTACCTTCTTACGCTTATTAAATTTAGTATAAGCTGGGAAAGCATCAATGGTAAAAGTGAAGGTTGAAGGATCACCGGAGTTGGCCATTGTAAAGGTGAAGTTAGACTGAATCTTACCACGAGGAATAATGAACTGAGCAGGTAGATCCTGACCAGTGGCTTCCTCACGGAAGAGAGTGTCAGCTTCGATGTAATAATAACCAGCGAAATTCTCAGCGTCAATTTGAATTTCCTGAGCACCAGCACCGTGGACAGTATAGCAATCAATACGAACGGTATCGCCGGCTTTAATTCCGCCAGCTGTGCTTGTAGCAGGATCTAACTCTTGAGTACTCTCATGATCATCAGTATGAGCACTTTCATCATAATCATTTAATGGAGAAGTAAGCTTGAAATAAAGATCTGCATTCGCAGCTACGTTGATAACACCACGAGTGCTAATTTGATCAGTAGTAAGACCATTTTGTAATTTATTATCTGTAAAGATTTCTGCTTGAGAAACTGCAGATAAGAAATATTTAGGAGCACCAGCACTATCAAGAGTAGTTGCATAGATAGGAGCTTCTTTAGAGACAACTAAAGTTGCACCGTCACGAATATCTTGTGGAAGACGTGCATAATAATTACCAGCACTAGAGCCTTCAATAACAAGGTCGTAAATCTGATGTGTGTAAATCTTAGGATCAGTATCGCTATCAACGTCAGCAGCGCCAACACCTTTAACAATACCAGCACCAGAAAGCATAGCAAAGCTTACAGGAGAAATAAGAGCATCTTCGACGGTGAATGTAAGAGTTTTCTCTCCGTCCCAACCAATTAGACGAGGATTACCCTTTCCGCCCTGTGCATAAACTGTAGTGGCAGCACCTTCAAGAGTACTGGTCTTAGCTGTATCAAGATAAAGAACAGGCTGACCAGCATCAAAGTGCTGATTACCAATATCTACAGAAGTTAAAGGACGAAAGACAACGTCGCAGATCTCGCGTACACCCATGCGCATAAGCGGACCTCCTTTGTCTTTAAAACGAACAGAAAAAATTGTATACAGTCTTTTCCTTTTTTGATATAGCTAAGGGTTCGCGCTCCCTGCTAATATCTCTTGAAAAATATATTTAACACCGTCAAGGCACAGTGATAAATATTAATATAAATTACGTTGCCAATCTGGTGGAGCTTCCATCTTAGAAGTATCCATCATTGGCATAGAAGATACCCGCATATAAAAATCAGATTGTTCTTTACTAAAAAATCGTCTATAAGCATCATATAATTGAAACGGAGTATAATTAAAAAATATTCCTATATCCATTCGCATTCCAATAGACAAAGTAGAACAATAATCTGCATATATAGAATGATCACCTTCTACTGCGGCTTTCTGTGCATGAATTTTTTCACGACCTTTTTTAATTTTTTCCGCAATCTTAGAAGCCATGTCATTTGCAGGATTATAATCAGGTTCTCTTTCATTATCCCCTTGTGGAATAAATGCATCATTTAATGTAGCTTGAAGATTTTCAAAATTAAAAGGATGAATACGTCCTACTATATGTTCAGTTTCTTCATCTGAAATTAAAAAATCTATAGTATTTTCTGTAAACTTTACTTTATATTCAGGAAAAATTAAAGTAAACAAATCTAATATCATTCTTTTAATTGTTGGATCTTCTTCTACCATGATCAATAGAAGTTGAAAATCTGATATAATATTTAATTCAGAATTGCCCTGTTTGATTTGATTTGCAAATTGTTCCATACTAACTAACATTTGAACAGCTACTAAAAAATCATCTTCTCCAAACAAAACAATATCTTTAATTTTAGGCTGAGTAACAAAAATATTCGCATCTTTAATAGGCAAAGGTTGCCCTGATAAAATTAAACCCAGCTCTTTTTTATCTCCTTTTATCGCCATGTTTTATCACCTTACCAAGCACCGCCACCAAGATCTTGCGGAGCAGGTAATTCAGGATCAACAGTAGTGCTATCATCGCCACGACCATGAGTCGCAATATAACGAAGAACAATACCACCAAGATATTCGTTCATTACGATTTCACTAGCACCCATAAATTGAAGAGTTCCAATACCAGAAAGTTTTGTCTCATTTAACATACCGTCAATATATCCTGCAATCTGATATGGACGTAATTTATAATCATCTAACTCCCAATAGTCAAGATGACAAATAATAGAAAATGTAATTGTACAATCTCTATAGTGCGGATTTCCAGTTGGAATAAAGTCATCAAACTCTAAAAGGATATATGCTTTCACTTCTTCATGTTCTCCAAATTCTAATTTAGGAACATTTTTAAGATACTGTTTATCTTTTAAATCTTGAAGATTCATATTATCAATAATTTCTTGATACTGAATTTGTTCTTCATCAAGACAATCCGCAGTATTAATTACTAAAAGTTTCTTCAATTTATCACTATAAGGGCGACTCTCAACAAAGAGTCGCCGCCAAATAGTTTCTTGATCGGTTTCACAGGAAAGGAAAGTTGATTTAAAATTTTTAGCCAACAAGGCCGAGGCTTTTCTCATTTTTATCTCCTGTAAATGATCCAATAGCAACAGGAAAGACTACAGTTTCAGTTTCACCATCTTGTTCAAATACGCAAGTTAAATTAAATTTACCCTTGCGGCCAGTGGTAATTTCAATTCTACATTGTTTACCATCTTGTTCAAGAATAGTTGCAACTTCCGCATTATCAATTGAAAATACAACATCTTTACCTTTTGCTCTATATGTATAGAATCCGTATGGTGCAACTTTATCAGGACCAACAATATATTCTCTGCGTCAGTCAACTTCAACATTTAAAGTATATTCACCATAGTTAACAGCATAAGAACCAATGGCACCGTCATGTATTCTAACTTTACACATATTGCCATTATTCATTACTTCAACTATCTCTACTCTTGGATTACCAGTAACAGTCCATTCATATTTATTCTTTAAATACTCTTTTGGAATATAATAACCAACCGTAGTATCTTGCGGAACGGTTGTTTCACCAACAATTACATCGGTATCAGCCGCAGCTGCACCACGACGAATTTCTGGTAATTCAGCAATAGGATTATCATAATACTCTTGCACTTCAATTTCAAGAATCCCAGGAACAGAAATACTATCTGTTACTTGAACTTCTCATATATGACCATCAACTTTAATATGAGTAAAACGTTCAAAGAATGCACGAGTTTGTGGATTTAGCTTAATATAAATTGTACCTGATAGATTTAGCTCATTAATATTAATTCCACGTTTAATAAACCAACGAAGGTCTGTTTCAGTTGGTCCTTGAAAATAAATTCAATATTCTTCATCATCAATTGTCATTGTATAACGACATCGAATAATTGAGCTTCTTAAATAAGCTGTTTCTGTTAATCGTGGAAGATATATCATCCAATGAGTTCCATCATCAAGACATTCAAATACATCTCCTGGTTCAAGTCCTGCATCATATTCAACAGAAATAATTTTCTTATCGTAATCAGGTTTTAAACCAGCAGTATCATCATTAATTAAACAAGGCCAAGCCGCATGTTTAGGAGTTTTTATCATTCGTGATTGATAATCATCTTTTAATGCAGCTCGTAGTCCCCGCAATTTTTGTAAGTTAATGCGGCCAAGCTTATCTCCGCCATTATACTGTAGACGTGCGCTAAGAGTCTTTAGTGACATTAGTACCTTCTTTCTGATTGCTCACGTCCATAGCAGTTTTTTGAGAATAACCCAATAATGAACCAATAAATAATCCAGCTGCATTAATAGTTATAACTCAAGGCTCTAAAGATACGTGTCATGCCGGACCTACAACTCCTAAAAAAGTGGCTGTTGCAGGACATGCAATCAAACCAATCCATTTAAGACATTCATAAACCTTAAATGGAATCATATACTCCTTGGTTGTATCCTCCATTTTAGCCACCCCCTTATTTAATTAGAAACACTCAGCAACTTTATCCAATAGACCACAACATTCAAAAATTGTACGGCGATAAAGCATAAAATTCTCATCTCCATCAATTTCTTTTAATCCTTGCAATTTACAAATTAAAGTTACTAATGGTTCTAAAGTGGAAAAGAGCCCTTGCATACCCAAGAGCTCAAGAATAATAGTTTCAAGAGGTTTTTTACATTCTTGTCCTTCTTCTTGCATAGGAAGTAATTTAAAAACTTGTGATTGTAAACGTTTTAAATTATTGCGGACAGCTGTATTATCTACCTCAATATCATAAACACTAATCATAATAATGCTTATCAGATATGTCCATGACTCTTGCAAATGTTGAGCCATATCCTCCTGTTTTTAATCTCTTGCGGCGATTATAAAGTCGCTGTAAGTGAAAACCTTTAGTTTCATATTCTTTCTTTAAAGTAACTAATTGTTTTATATGGCTTGCTTGTGAAGTAAATTTAAAGTCACTTCCAGAATATTTCTGTTTTACTAAATCAATATTAGCAAGCTGGTATCCAAGTCACTCACTAATCATATATTGGCGAATTATCATCATTTCTTCTTGAGTTAATTTATCACCAAATTCTTTATTTTTTAAATCAAGATCAAATATATTTTTTCTAGGAAATTCAAAGTGCGGCAAGCCAGCTAAAAGAATTTCTTCTAATAAAGCATCCGTATCTTCTTTTGTCATTTCCATAAACATATCATCTGTAATTCCCGCAAGGAAGAAATCATACATTTCTTCAAAAGAAGTAACGGAAGAAGTGCTATCTGACATTTCGCCCTCCTTCCTTAAAACTAATTTTGAATACGACGTCCAGTTTTTGGAGCTTCTTCTGTCTTAGAAAGACGACGAGCACGAGTAGGAGTACGCTCAACAACTTGATCAGTTGCTTCTGCAAACTCAATCATTTTATCTATATTAACTCCAGTCATACGAGAAATAACCTTACGACGATTGGAGTCCGGAATTTTTCATTTAACTGCGCAATCTACTAAAAGTTCACGAATTCCTTCTGGACCAAAATCAAGAGCATCTTCAAGAGCTTCAATTGGAGTATTTAAATCTTCAAGAACACGATGAATATCTTCAATCTTCCAATCATATTCTACTTGATCTTCGGGAATATTAAATTCTTTGCGCATATCATTACTAAGAACACAAAGATATTGATGTAAAAGAACTTCGCCACCTGTGGAATAATTGAGTGCCCGCAATTCACTTGCTGGTACTTTCTTCTCTTGGAAAGGTTCAAATACAACACGACGATTAAGTTCTGGAATAACATAAACAACTTTGTGATCTACCATATTACGTACAGGGATAAGAGTAGTATCATTAATAATAGGCATATTCAATTTTCTCCTTTTTACTCTAAAATAAAAAGGGAGAGGGAAAAACCCTCTCCCTCCTTTATTGTTTTTTATCTTCTAAAGATTATTCATCAGGAAGATTATGTAAACGGGTCTCTTTAACGAGATCAGTATTACGATAACTGAAGATAAAGTTAGTGAAGAATGTAGCAACGCCAAACTTCTTGTAGGTCTGGAAATCGGTGCTCCAGTCATCATTATCCTCGACGGTACGAACAGCGGTAGGACCTTCGAAGACGATCTTAACAGGCTTGTTGTCCTGTCCAACAGGCATAATATAAGCCTGTGCAGGGTCAATTACCTTCTCCATGTTGGTTTCATCAACAACAGACTGAGGAAGAATAATTACATTGTGACCCTTGTAGTTGCCAAGCCAACCATCAGCCCAGAGACGATTCTTCATATCATCAGAAACCCAATTCTGCTGTGGAAGCATCTTAGCAGCAAATTCAAATGTGCAGTAAATAGAAGCACGGCCATAAGTATCAGCGATAGCTAAAAGCTCATCCATTGTAGCCTCATCAAAGCCGGCAACCTCAGCACGCTGATAGCGTGGGAGACCTGCGACAACAGCTTCAAGAGCCTTAGCAATCTCACGATAAATGAACTCGTCCATACCTTCCATTACAAGACCAGTAAGCTCAGAGAACTGGATGCGACCATCAAGCATCTCTTCAAAGCCGATACGAGCGGCTCCGCCGATAGCAGCGGTTCCGACCTCGAGCTGCTTACCATCGAGCATGAAGACTTCGTAACGACCAGCTAAACCAACGCGGGTGACGAAAGTCTTAGCACGCTTACGAGCAGCTTCAGTAACGCGCATACGGAAGACAGCCTTGTCACCGTTAGCAACATTACGAACTTCTGCGAACTGAGCATACTGCTGCTCAACACGAGCAGGAAGAACCTCATCAATAGTCTGTTCAATTAGACGGAAGATAAGGTTTTTATTTTCACGGTAATCCGCATAGCTACCGGCTAATTTCTGAAACTCAGACTGAAGAGCAGAATTAACCTGGTCAAGAGTGTAAGACTCATTGCCGAAAGAATAAGCGGTAGGAGCGGTAGGATCAGCATTGACTGCAATGCGAGCTAACTCAAGTAGATCATTATATTCCATCTTATTCCTCCTTTCAATTAAGCCTTAATGCACTGTAACTTAACTGCGGGCTGACCATCAGGAAGAGTGTACTCTTTAACAACACGGAATACAACATCACCATCAGAACCAGCTGCGAGGAAACCATCGTTACCAGGGGTAACGTCGTCTCCAACAGAAAGCTCAGTATCATCTGCGAATGTATTAGTTGTGAAAATATCACCAGCTACGACACCAAAGACGCGAGGATAAATCTTGCCGTCATAGGCATCCTCGACCTTTTGTGCCCAATGCTTGTGCATCTGATAGCGCTCATCATAGAGCTTTTCCTCGTTATAAACGAGCATCCAAGCGCCGTCGCCTGTAAAGTTAACTTCGCCAGCAGCGTAGTCATACTTTACAAACATGCCGTTTTCAAGGATTTTAATATCCTCTGCGGCAGGAAGCTGCGCATAGACGCGACCATCACGAGGAGCAGAGAGATGATTTGGCTCTACTTGGCCATAACCATCACGCTTAATTGTAATAGCCATATTACAACCTCCTTCAATTATTTAACTGTATGACGAAGCGCTTCGATGAAAGCAGGAACGCCCTCAGATGCTTCTTCGTCGAGAGAGAAAGTCATTGCTGGAGTAGAATCTTCTACTTCCTCTTCTTGACCATCAATCATGTCGAAATTAACGTTCTTTTCAACGTAAATAACAGCTAACTTAGCTTTAATTTCATCAAGACTGAACTCAGATTTATGAGCGATAACCTCAGCCTTATCTTCATCAGAAAGCATATGATAAGAAGCAATTAAAGCATCTTTTTGCTGATTTTCTACATTAAGCTTAAACTCACGGAGTTCTTTGATCTCTGCGCGAAGAGAATCAAGTTCTGCTTGTAAAGCTTCGTACTCTTCTAAGGAATGCTGATTAGCAGGCTTCTTTTTGTCATCATCGTCTTCATCATCAGCTTCATCAGACTCTTCCTCGTCCTTGTCGTCGGAATCATCCTCTTCTTCCTTTTTCTTATCAACAAATTCTTCAGCTGTTTCCTCAACAGTCTCAACGACTGCGTCAGTATCATCAGCGGGGTCTGTCTCAGTGAACTCTTCTTCCGCAGGCGCGAGCTCTTCATTAGCAGTCTCGTCTACAGGGGTTTCAAGCTCGTGCTCGAGCACAGGCTCTTCTTCGACAATTTCCGCAGATTCATTATTTAATTCATTTTCAGACATGTTCAACCCTCCTTTGCTATTAAGAGCTGTTTGTAAGTCGTTCATCATGCTAAATAGGGTCTGTTGGAACTCAGTATCTTTACTAAAGTTCTTACTGACCTCTGGAGACGTTACAGAGGCTCCCTCATAGCAGGGCTCAACATTGTCCCCAAGTATGCACAACTTACTGAAAGTTGCGTCATTAATAATGAAGAAATCTACACCAAGATTATTGTCAGTCGCCCAATGTCCTTGAAGTGAGCTTGAATCTAGCTCCATTGATTGCGGCTGTCCTTCATTAATTACCTTAGCGAGTTCTTCAAATTGACCAGACCAGAGATAACCCGTTGTCATTAGATAGGTACGTTCAACTTTGTTGTCAAATTCATCTGTATCTGTGAAGTTCTGGAATCAAACTTCCGCATCAGGTGAAACAAAGCCATACGGAATGGTCTTAACAGAGAAAGTAACTTCTCCATCTTCAATGTGCATTACATGCCCATGATCGCCAAAGTCTGCTTTATCCTTGTTAAATGCCGCAACAATTGGAGTTCCTCGCAATGTTTTAGACATTTCTAAAGCAGTTTCACGATTAATATAAGACCCATTCCGATTGTGACCTAAATAAAAGACTTTAATTTCGCATTTTTGCATCAAAGGGTTAACGTCAAGAGGCTCAAGATTAATGAACTCGGGGCCTTGAATCATACTTACCTCGGATTTATTCTTTAATGCCATCTATTTTCCCTCCTTTCGCTAACCCTGTGATTCTTCATTTGCGATAGTCTTATCGGACTTTTCGTCCTGTGGCAGCTCTGGACGGCCACCTTGCTCTCCCGCAGATGGTTCATTACCTGTCTTGTTACCGTTCCCGCCACCAGACTGTTGAGTTTTGCTTACGGTAGAAGACATTTGCGGAGGAGTAAATATCTCGTCAAGCTTCATCATCTGATTCTCGAAGATCGCGGTCGCGAGCACGGTACTAGGAGATTCTCCAAGAGCAATCTGTGGTAATAGTTTGGAAAATCCAATTTGTGTTTGCTCTTTGTAAAGCTTGGAAAGATCTTTATAATTATAAATAGTTGTAGGAAGCATCTGTACTTGATATTTTAGACGCTTCGGGTTTTTGTTGAAAACTTTTAATAAGCTTTCAGCAAAGTCCTCAAATTGAAGAAGAAGATTTGTCATAGTAGCTTCGTCATTGAGAATAGACTTCTCAAGAGCTAAGTTACCACTTGTATTAAATTGCATTTGACTAACGCCAGCTTCATTATAAACTGTACGTTCAACTTTATCTAATTGGTCGGCCGCAGACATATTACCTTTATCAGATAAATCTTCTACGTGTACATCAGCGAAAGTAGTTAAAACATCTACTCCTACTGCTTGACCAACCATGCCAACTGCATTTTTATGTAACTCTCGAGCTTCATCTACATCGAATACAAGATCACCATTTTTATCAATTGGCATCTCTTGGATAATGAGACGAATAAGCTGTTGTTCCATCTTCTTCTGATCTAAATCTTGTGCATCCTCAAGATCAATTAATTTTGGTATAATTGATAAAAATAGAGGAATATCACTATGATTAAGATTAAATTTAAAAGCAGCGCCCGCATCTAGAGCAAATCATCCAAGAGTATCACCATTATGATCTTTCTTTAAAGTATTATGCTTATATTTAATATAAGCTTGTTGAAACTCTTTAGGGAACATTTTTAAAACTCTAATGCGGTATTCGGTATCTGAGAATTTATCATCAAAGAATCTGACATTAAATTCTACGATTGGTGAACCGTTAAACTTAAAACGACTGCGGCAGTAGTCAATAGGAAGCTCTTGGATATAACAAGCATTTTTCTGTTCAATCTTATATCCATAGAAACAACCATTCTTAACAACCTTTAATGCAATTTCACCAAATTCTTTCTTTAAATTACAGTTGTCAAGATAAGCTACTGATTTTAATCAACCCTCAATGACCTTTGCATCTTTAATTTTATCATCATATCGAACAGGAATTACTGTCCAATCATATCTATAAAGATAGGCCATATAACGGCATAATCGTGAATAAATACCACTTCTAAAGAAGAAATAATTAGAAATGGCCCTAAGTTCTTTTAAATCATGTCGTTCAAGGGCTCTATAAACATCATGTTTACGAATTCTGCGGCGATTACGCTTATCAAAAATAGATGTATTTAATGTAACATCATCTTTAAATAGCTTTTGATCAATACGCATTTTATTGAAGTCTATAGAAGGACGTGCAGTTTCGTTTGAAGCAACTAAACGAAAATCTTTTGTATCACTCAAATGCTCGACCTCCTTAGTATCCAGCCGCCCGCATGATATAATCAAAACTAATTTTGTTTTCATCATAATAAGGAATACAAATTAATTTAATACCATGATCTAAACAATATTTTCGCTTTTGCACATCGTTATATTTTTGCCGTCCAACACCTTTTCGCCCACCAAATTTATCTACTGCGGTATAATGTTGTTTCCCTTGGGCTTCAATTAAGAAGTCAAGCCCACCATCCTCTGTAAACACGGCAAAATCAAAACGCAAGTGTCTGCCACTTGATGCAATTAAGTCGTCAAACTCGTATTCTTCTTCAAAAGGAACATCATAATCAGTTAAAATATTGTGAATTTTAACTTCCATAGCTGAACTCATCATAATATTCCTCTTTCAGTAAAACTTACTTATTCATTGTATATGGTTTTACAGGATACTCACTAATAAAATTTGACCCCAAATTTTAATTAAAGAACATAAATTTTGAAATATCTCTTTTACGTTTCTTACTACGAGAATCTTCCTGTAGTTTACAATAATATAAGCCATATATTAGTGCGGAAAATTTATCCTTTTTAATCTTTTTAGATGCTTGCTTTAAAATAATATGAGCACCATCATTTTCGTATATAAGATTTAACATTTGATCTTTTAAAATACTTGTCTGTACAAATGGCATAAGGTAATCCGCACGTTGAGATTGACTCATTTTTTTACCTTGCGCTTGAGATAATAATTTATTTTTCGCAATAGATTCATCAACTAAGAAATTTACTCTACCGGAATTAATTTCTGTTTGACAATAAGCATACATTTCAGAGTTTAATACCTGATTAGCTTTCATAATATACATAGCATCAGTTACCGTATCATCTGTTTTCATATTGCGATATTTATTATCTTCGTCGTTCATTACACCTCAATTGTAAAGTGTTTCACCTGTGTCAGGATCAATTGTATCCATTGTTAGCATATCTACAAGGCCCGCACCTAGACCGTTACCGTCGATTACAGCTACGCGGCATTTATACTGTTGAAAAATTCTTTTTAATTTTAATGCTTGTAAACCAAAGTGTTCTTCGTCAAAAGAATAAATATTAACAATACGTTTGCGCGGAATGTCACCCGCACCTGGAGTTACTTTAATTATAACTACTTCAGTAGTACAACCAAATCTACCAACGTCAACACCCATTACATAATATCCATCTTTTGAAGTTTTATTAGAATATTTTCATTCTGGCATATTAATTTTACGTTGTTTATCAAATCTATCTGAACTAAAGAATGCAGACTCGATATCTCCAGTTCATTTAGATTCGTATTCGCGTTCAAATGAATCTTCATTAAATGTGCCGTCCATTTTAAGGTCCCGCACGAAGTTTTTATCCAAGAGTCCAAAGATTACAGGAACTCTTCAACTACCGCCAAGGACAATTGCATCCTTTGGCCGCACTACAGATCTACATAGAATCTCAATTAATTTTTCATAACTATATGTATTTTTATATCCCGCAGTAGTTACAAAGATTTGAGATTTATTTAATTGTTCATTTGAATCTGTTTGACCTTGTACCATGCGGTCAACGTTAAGAGTAGGAATAAGAACTTCGTTAAGAATATCTTGGTCAATACCTACACATTCTTCCATTAATCCACTATTAAAACGTCTACCTCTTGTTTTTTCAGATGCCGCAACATTCTCTAGTGTAGATCCATTTTTAAACGTATAAATAACACTATCTTTCGTTTGCGCAGTTCGAGCTCGAGTTCCACGTGTATCTCAAATAATTTCTCTTTCCATAGCTGGAATTAATTTACAAATTTCAAGAACTTTACCAGAAAGAATTTCCGCAGACTGTTGTTTACCACCTGCAACGGTAAAGAGTTTTGCTCCAGGATAAAGGATAGCTTTTAACATTAGTGCCATAACCGACATAAAAGACTTAGACCAAGCTCGTACAAATGTGGCGTAGACGTACTTGTGCCGGAACAGCGCCCGCAAGAAAAGTCTTTGATAAAAAATAAATTTAAAATTATATGGATTTCCAAGAGACAGATAGTAGTCAACTAATTTATCTGGATAGACTCTTCAATAAGCAATTAGTTCTCTATATTCTTCTAAATGATTATGAACTTCTTCTTTAATCGCATCACTATCTAAATCTATTTTACGTCTATTGGAAGCTTGTAGTATATCCCGCAAAGCCATTATATTTCACCATCCAAGTATCGCGCAAGCATTTCACCTTCTGCTTCAATTTCGTTTTCTAAGAAATATTGCCATTCTTCTGCTTCATCGTCTGTAAGTTCTTCATCTGCGGCTTCCTCTGCGGAGGTTACAAGTCCTGCGTCAAGATCGACCGAATCCTCTTCTGCTTTCTCTAGCTTCTCAATATAAGATTCAATTAGATCACCAAGACCAAGTTCGTTACTTACAAGACTGTAAGTGTAAGCTTTAAGGTCGCGTAGTGTGAAATCTATTTTATCTTGCGGATATTGATCGGGATCGTATTGCGGCAAAGCATTAATGATACCACCATCTTGTTCACAAAGAGCTACTAATTCTCCAATAGAAGAAAGAACTTGTTGTCTATCATCTTTATTTTGTGCTTCAGTAAATTTTCCTGACTTGCGGAGCTGGTCAAAGACGGCCGCAAGGTTCTTGTAGCCTGTGACGTCTCCTGCATCGAGTGCTTCGTCCATTTTAAGAGAAGTTTTACACATCTTTTTAAGAACTTCTTCACGGTCTACATTGAGATCATATTCTTGAGCATATTTATTGTAAGTTGTCTCCATTTTAATTCATTGTTCTGGAGTATAAACTGTACCTCATTTGAGCATTAAATAATTAATATCTTTATCATCTAACTGATCTGTTCAGTAAGTTGGATCAAATTGATATTGCGGGATCTGTTCTTGCGGAGTCTCGGGCTCAGGTTGTTCTAATTCACCTTGAGCATTTAATGGAAGAGTTTCTAGACCTTTTATGAAACCTTCTTCGTCAAGTTCTGTACCATATTTAATTGCGTTCTTTTTTGTGAGAGTATCATATTGAGTTTGTGTAATTTCTCCAGCTTCTAATTGAGAAAGAAGTTTAGCTTCGTATTCTTCATCTATTACTGTTTCTGCTATTGGAGCAGTTGCGGCATTATTTTCTGGATTGTCTGAATCAGAATAATGGAAATCTCTATATTGCATCATATTCATTGTCCGCAAATAAGTACCAATTACTGATTTTGGACCAAATTTACTAGGATTCTTCTTGTAGCGCTCGTTAGTAATTTGCATTCACTTTTTCTCAATGTAGGGTACATCAAACATCTCTAGGATTCATCTGAATGTCTCTGGTTTGCGGTTATCGATGTATTGAGTTAAGCAATCTTTGCAGAGGTCGCATCGATCACCAGTTTTCATTTTAAAAAATTCTGTTTCTTTTAGGGAGCGGCCGCATTTACTACACGTTTTATATCCTACTGGCATTAAACCACCTTCTTTTTAATTGGTATTACACGTGAAGCATTTTTACATTCTTTGCATTGGGAATATCAACCATCTTTACTTGTGTTCTTTGCAAAGAAGAGTGGATGACCTAATTTTATTTGGCCGCATTTACTACATTTTTTCCAATAGCCGTATTCTTTCTCTGTAAAGTATCATTCTACGTAGTTTTTTTGAGCTTGCTCTACTATTAGTTTGGGAATGCGTTTGCGTCAAAGGGAAGAGTAGTATTGCTCTGAATGATCTTCTCCGTAGTCTCGTAGAACGTTTTGACGAATTTCGTCATTAGTAAGACCATCTACTTTTCAAACTACTATGTCTCAAAGCATTGGATGCTTTTCTCGAAGTGCTTGTTCAGTGACGTCTTCGAGATCTATTAGGTGTCATCGCATATCACAATGGAGGTCTTCTCATGATTCTTGTTTAAGACCTTGGTAGTGACAGAGAAGAAATGAGACGTGTTCTGGGTTGAGAAGAGAAAAAGGTTTATCAGAGTGCGGCATCTTGTTTTCGTCAAGGTAGACTTCTTCAGGAATAGAAAGGGATGCAATTGTTCTAATTTGAGATGTTGATTTCATGCGGCCAATTTGAGAATAATTGCCTTTTATAATGTATGCTTGTTTTCATGTATCTATGATTGCTTGATTTATTGATTTGCGGCGATACTTAGATGCGGTTTCTAATTGTTTTTTGAGAGAGATAATTACATCCATGCATTCTTTGATGCCTGGGATGCGTTCAATATCATCTGCGGAGATTGGGTCTTTGGGGTCAAGAATTTGAGTTTTATCGTTGCGGATGATGTTGTAGAGGCCATCTTCTCCATTTTCTAATTTATCAACTAAGCCTTCGTAAGATACCTGCCTCTTGTCAATAGTGAACTCTCTATTGGGTGTTAATATTGGTCTTTCTGCTTCACGTTCTTTTTTTGTTTGGTTACGATCACGAATAAATAAAATATAGTCTGCTAATATGGTTAAAGCACTATTATTAAGAGGAGGGTTATCAGCTAAAAGCTTCTTAACATATTCCACTCGTTCTTCAGGAGTGGTTAAAGAATAGTCTAATTCCACTAACAAACCTCCTTTACTAAAATAAATTTTTTAACTTAGTTAAATTATAGCATATGGCCCAGAATCTGTCAAGTAAAAAAATCAGTGAGACTAATTTTTTTTACAGAATTATGGAACTGAAAATTGCTCTTGAGAATTTTCTGGTCGCGGCCGGCGTTTCCGATTTGCTTGGATTCGTCAAATACCCCTAACCTATGCCCCGATCGCATGACATGCGCCTACTTATGCGTTAGGTGCATGTGTGTGCAATTGTGGAGAGACTGTGAAGGCAAGACTAGTTTGCCATTCTCACCCACAACGGCGCCCAACTATGGCACTATGTAATTGCGGGGCGGGAAAGCGGCCCCTGATAATCGGATAACGGACTGGTGAGGTCCAACTTGTAAGGGTTCTACTAGCGCGCACGGACTAGCGCGCGGGGATGATAGGACGGACCGATGCAAGTGCAAGGCTAACGGCTTAGTGTTTCACGTGAAACACTACCCGACAAACTACAGACACACACTCACACGATGGGAGAGCACAATGAACCGCGATGATTGGTATGAGTACCTGATGGATTGGGCCGACGATGACCCTGATGATTTCTACGACTACTTGAACAGCTATAGTGACGAGATTGAAAACGACTAGATTGGAGAGTACAATGTACGACGATTATAAAGACCTCATGTATGAGCTTCGCTTGACCGCTAGCGAGCGGCCACTGACTCCGCGTGAGCAGGCTCTGTTGGATAGGTGCGAGCGACTGTACAACCGCACCCGCAAGTAAGTCCATAGGCCGGCCCTATGAGGGCCGGCCTACCCTAACCCACTAACTAACTGATTGGAGCAATCATGTTCTACTACGGCAACCAGTGCAAGGCAACCATCATGGCCACGGTCAAGAGCGTGCATCGTCAGTGCAAGACGGTCAACCAGTGCATAGCCGCGGCGGCGGCGTTCAACGCGGCACGGTGCACGGCGATGGCCATGTCCAACGCTTACGATGACGCCGACTGGCGCATGTCGGAGCATTTCGCCCACATCGCCGACTATGCCGGAGACATGCGCCACGCGGCGCACAAGGCGGCACGACGTCATCTGTAAGCCTAACAGCCGGCCCTTCGGGGCCGGCTCATTCTAACCAACCAACCAACCAACTGGAGGAAATAATGAGCACTTTCGAATTCCTGATGAGCGTCGCTCGCACAATCTGGGACCGCATCGACGAGCTGGATGCAACCATGGACCGCATCGGCGAAAGCCCCGCGCTCATCTCCTACGATGAACACCTTTACGACGTCGCAGAAAAAGTTCTTGACTACGCGGCCATGGTCATGTAATAATAGGGTCAACCCCACGGGGTTGGCCCTACCCTATAACCCACTTACTAACTGGAAGGACACACACAAATGAGCACATCCGCAATCATCAACTGCATCGACGCCCACATCGAAAGCCTTTACAAGGCTAGCCGCCACGTCAACGAGCGGGAGTTTTACGACTTGATGTATATCATCAACCGACTCACAGATCTCGCGTATGAGCTGGAGAAAATCGCATATGCGGATTACATCGCAACTGTATCAGACTAGAAACGACATAGCGGCCCCGCGCAAGCGGGGCCATTTCTTTTATCTGTTTAGTTAACCGATTACATAAACAAATGAATAAAAGAGCCGGCCGCGCGCGGCCGACTGATTTATGTAGATTTTGTGAAGAAAATTTCATGTCGTGTATGGCCGAGCAATTGTGGAGATTTTGTGGAGATATTGACAAATGAAAATGATTATGCACTCCGGTTCCTTGTATGGCCGAAAAAATTGTGGAGATTTTGTGAAAAACTTGACAAATGAAAAAGCCTGGGAATCTTGGCTCCTGTTTGGCCGTGGCAATTGTGGAGATTTTATGAAAATTTGCAAAAAACTCTTGACAAATGAAAATGAATTAAATCGTAAAAATTTCTATCCTGAAACTCAAATATCAAAATTGAAATAATTAAAATATCAAAATTGAAATAATTAAAAATTAAATTAATGATTAAATATCAAAATTGAAAATATTAAAAAATTAATATCAAATAAATAAAATATTAAAAATTAAAATATTAAATTTTAAATATCAAAAAATAAATAATTAAAAATCAAATATCAAAAATGAAATATTTAAATATCAAAAATGAAATATTTAAAATATCAATTTTATAATTAAAATCTTCACAAAATCTCCACATTTGGTCGCAATTTTAACACAACGCGATGTAAAAAACAAGTAAAAAATCTATTAATTCACAAATAATTCACAAATAATTTTCCTATCCTAAAACTAAAAATAAATTCACAAAATAAATACAAAAATGAAAATCAAAATTTTTCTCGTCTCCTTTTATGTTTCTTTTGTGGATTCGATTCATCAGACTATCTAAAACACTGATAAAGTATCAGAATAATATTGTAATGAATCCGATTGGATGGAGGGCGTCAATGGAGTACATCGTTCAAATCACCGCCAACATGGGAATTGTTGCCAGTGTTGTCATTCTCACAACTATGGCTGTTATTAACTCTTTTAAGTAATTGAAATATTGGAGGTTTTACCATGTTAGTCTTTCAGTCAATCCTATTCGCAGCCGCAACACTGGAATTCATCGCGTTAGTTGTTTCCGGTATCGTTATCTGTTTTAAGCGTTAGCAGACACAAACACGCACCGCGGCCCCGTGTAAACGGGGCCTTTTTTTAAGCCGTTTTAAGGCCCTGAAACTGTTTAAGACCTAAAACAAGGGTATGTGAGGAATAGGGCCTTAAAACGCCAAATGAACGCCTTTAAAACGATTTCAACACGTTTCAACAATGAAAAAAATAGGGTAAAGTTTACCATGGTTAAAAGTGTCCTATTTGAGCTCTCAGGACCTCACAGACCCATGCCTTGTGACAAAAATGGAAATGTTGAAAATGTTGAAAACCATTTTTCAACTGTCGAAATCTTTTTTCAACATTTTTTCAACATCGGATGAAAACAATTTCAACATTTTCAACAATGTTGAAAGTATGTTGAAATCCCAAAAGTCAAGTTAAAAATAAAAATTCAAAAAAATTCACAAATTCTCCATAGTTGGCCGCGATTTTACCACAACGCGCGGACAAAAGCAAACGACAAAAATTTTTTAATCCGGTGAACGGTATGTTTTTCCCGGTAAACGGTACCTGAAACCACAAAACCCACACAAAAATGCCTGCCGTTCACCGATTATTTGCTACCATTCACCGATTTGTGAATTCGTTCTCCACATTTTCTCCACATGGGTCCATTACAATTGGTCTTGACCAAAGGCCAACGACCAATTGGAGGTCCACTATGTCCACGCTCGCCCACACGCTCGCAACGTTCGCCCACACCCACACCGCCACCCACAACTATGCTTTTTTGGTGAAACAGTCCCACGCCGTTTACGCCGTGTGGCTGGAAAACGTCACGGTTGAGGACATCGAAACGTTGTCCTACCTTGACGTGCCCGCTAAGAAGCACGCTACCCGCGGGGCCACGTTGCGCTATAAGGGCCGTCAGGGCGTCGCCTATAAGCTTGGTCTGCAGCGTCATTGCGCTCAGTGCATCGGGACGCGCGCGAGCTGGGATGCCGATTTCAAGGCTTTCAAGGCCGCATATCCCAAGTGCAAGAATGAGGGCGATTTCTTCGAGTACGTCATCGCCCGCATGAACAACCTGTTTTGGGACGGCCACAACAGCGACGACGGGCGTGTAAAGGGCGACCTCATCATCAACGGCGTCCACTGGCAGCTCAAGGCTAACGGCGGCAACTTCGCCAACGAGAGCCAGATGCGCCGCTGGTAGGCCCTATGGGCGGGGCCGGTGAAAGGCCGGCCCCATTTATGGAGATAATGTGAACTACTAGAAACCGTGGTATACTAAGTATAACGAAATCCAAGAGAAAGGACACGACAATGACCATCACCGAGCTCATCACCATGCTGGAGACCTTGCGCAAGGCCGAAGGCGAGGTTGACGTGCGTGTTATCGGTCTGGACCGCTACGGCGAGATGGACGGGACCTATTGCGACCCCGTGTTACACCCCTCCGAATATGACTTCGACGGCTATGTGCTGGACTGCGAGTAAACGCCCTTCGGGGCGTTTTTTTTATGTACTTCAATCGAACACCAGTTCGATTGCAAGGAGATCCGCCAAAAGTTAGCCGAGGGTAACTCTTTGTGCCGGCCGCAAAAGTTAGCCTGGGCTAACATTTTCAGGTTTGTGGTCAGAATGTGAAGGGAAGAAAGTCGTTGACAAGGCCAGCCCAAGGGCGTATTATATAGACAGTGAGAGGGACAGAGGGTCCCACTCAGAACCGGACCAAAGGGGTCCAGAAAGAAGGTCACCATGGCCAACACCACCATCACCCGCGCTCAGGCTCTCCAGTTCGCTATCGACAACATCGACAACGACGAGGTCAAGAACGTGCTGGGCAAGATGCTCGCTCAGGTCACCAAGCCCCGCAAGGCTGCGGTTTCCAAGGCCCGCAAGATGAACGAGAACCTTGTGGACAAGGTTTTTGAGCTGGCGGGTGCAGAGGTCACCACGAAGGACGTTGTGGCGATGGGCCTTCCTGAGATTGCCACCACTCAGAAGGCTGCGGCAGTCCTGCGTGTCGCTTGCGAGCTGGGCAAGTTTGAGAAGGTGACTGAGGGCAAGAAGGTCGCGTACAAGAAGGTGGTTGCCGAGTAGGCACAGGACCTGAGCAAGTCCCTAAAAGGCTCAAAACGAAAACTTTTTATGTTCCTCGCCCGTGTGCTGCCTAGGACCGCACGGGCGAGTTGATTTTGAAAATGAAAAAAGTTAACCGGGGCTAACTTCGCAGATCCTAGGCGCGATCCCAAAACTAGAACACCAGTTCGAGAATGAGATCTGAAAAAGTTAACCTGAGCTAACTTTTTGGGCCGGCACAACCTATGGAGAAAAAATGAATTTCAAAATTATTCTTGTTTCCTCTTGGATCATGTGTTAAAATGAAAATGACGATCGTTCCTTTGTGTAGAAAAAATGAAAATCAAAAAAACTCTTGTTTCCTCCTTTAAGGCGTGATATAATGAAATGGGTGCCATTTATGGCCGCAAAATTTTAGCACGCCCGCCCAGAAAAATCAAGTGACAGCCTGGCAATTCACAAACTCTTCACAAATGAAAATTAAGCCTGTTTCCTCAAACTAAATGTGGAGAAAATGTGAATCGAAAATGAGTCTTGATTCCGGTGACTAGACCTGCTAGAATGTAATCAGTCCAAGAGAGAGGATAGAACAATGATTAAGGCAACCGACGCAAGGGCTAAGGCAACGTCCTATCACGAGCATAATGAGTCTGCTATCCTCACCATGCTTGAAACTATCGACGCAACCATCATTTATCATGCGGCCCACGGTGACACTAACGCAACCTACCAGCCGCCTATCAAGTTGGAAATGGGAATGGTCGAAGCCGTCTTGCACATCCTGCGGTCCAACGGCTACATCGTAGAGTATCGGAATCGTGGATTTTTCTTGATTAGGTGGTAGTATGCTTGACTTTATTGCTATGTTTGCTATGCTGTATGTAGCCCCAACGGTCTTTATCGTAATGAATGTGAGGTAAAAATGACTCGTCGAACCTTTATCGGACTCTTTGTTATTGGTGTATGTGCGGGACTGGGAAACGGGCGCCGCACACGCGGGCGGGGAACCAAGAAGGGCGGCGGGTAGCGCCCTTCTTTTTTAGAATTGAAGTTAACCGTGGTTAACTCGCCTGGCCGGCCCCAAATGTGAAGATTCTGTGAAGCCCTTGCACATTTCAGTCAAAAAGAGTAATATTCTAATTGTCAGATGGAACCCAAAAGAAGGGACACACCATGAAGCGTTTTGCTCGTATCCTCGCCGTTCTCGTCCTCGCGCTCGCAATGTTCGCCACACCCGCGCACGCCATGCCTTACAAGTTTAGGCATTGCCCGCAGGTCAAGAAGAACGGTATCACCTATGTGCTTTACAAGCGTTGCGCTATCGTGCGCAAGACACCCAATCGTGAAACCGTCACAATTCCCAACACAATCAAGGTCAAGGGTAAGCGGTATTGTGTGCGGGCTATCTGGGACCACACTTTTGAAATGACGCCCAAGTTGAAGACGGTTAACTTGAAAGCTAAGAATCTTGAGTGCATTGAAGACCCTGCGATTTTTGAAAACCACAACATTGAGGTGATAACACATGATGATTTTACACGCAAATGGCTAAAGCGTAACGGCGTGAATGTAATCCGTTAAAGGGACGGCCCCGCAAGGGGCCACACCCTTAGACCTAAAGTTAACCGTGGTTAACTTTCTGAGCCGGCCCGAATTGTGAAGGAATTGTGAAGACCTTGACAATGCCTGGGGTATGCCGTATTATTAAATCATCGAAAGCAGCCAAGAGAAAGGCAAAAGAAATGACTGGTTATGAGAAGGCTCTGAAGGCTCTGACGTATAAGAGTTACAAGCACAACCGTATTCTTGCATGTCTTTTTCTCCATTATGAGCATGATTTTTCTGCTGAGCGCATTCAAAAGAATGGGTGTGAGCTTACTGTTAGTGGTATCAAGAGGTTTTTTACTCGTTATTATAATCTTCTTGAAGAAGCCATTAGTAAATTTGTTGATGATATAATCCCTGATTTTCCGCAATACTCACGCGAATATTTCTATAATGGAACTAATGAGTATCACGCTGGTTATTGTGCTTATGTTATTGGATGTTATAAAAATAATGTTCTAAAGTTTCTTAAAGTTGGTATGAGTAATGATTTTAATCGACGCATGCGTGAACATTTAAGAAATAAAACATATGATATTGATGCAATTAGTGTGTATTTTGTTACTTATACTCCTAGTAGATTAGATGCTACTACTATTGAAACCCGTTTTAGGAATTTCTATCAAAAATTTTTTACTCTTACTCGCAATGATAGATTCTATGGCGGACGTTATGAAGGGCAGGATAATTCTGTGCTTCAGTCACTTAGTTACTAAAAGTCAAGAGCTAAGGAGGTTCTTCACAGAATCTCCACAGCTCGGGCCGGCCGCAATTGTGGAGAAAATATGAACTTGAAAATCTTAAGACAGAATCTAAATTATTTGGTATAATATTATTAGTCCAAAAGAGAAAGAAGGAACAAATGAACATTTGGATGTATGGAATCATCTGCGCGTTCGCTTTCGTTGCCACTTTTATGTGGGCATGGTATGAATTTAATCAGGACACGACAGTTCCTGCTATAATTATTGGTGTGGTAATGGTTGCAACGGCGATTATTTCTGATTGTCTGATGTGGGTTTGTTTCATTGTCTTTGGAGGATAACATGCACTACAGTTGGTTTGAGGTTGTGGTCTTTTTTCTAGCTATAATTTTCTTTTTCTTGACTGGTATCTGTGAGTATGCTATCATTGGTTTTGTAATTTGTTTCTTGCTTTTTATGTTCTCACTGTAAGAAAGAAGGAATCATGATTGTCTATGTTGTTAAGATTACTTGCTATGGTTACGGTACTGATTCCGACACAGTAGACGTCTATGGCGTTTATTCTAATCTTGCTCTCGCTGGTCGCGCTGTTACTATGATTGTTAATAATGCTAAAGCTAACGGCGACATTTTGACCTATGAGCGATTTGAAAAGCCGTGGGGTTATTTCTTCCAACTCTATGTTTTGGAAAATGGTAAGTGGGACTATGGCGAGATTGAAATCGGTCGCGTAACAGTTAACGAATAAAAGTCAAGGCCTGTGGAGAGCCTTCACAAAATTTCCACACCTCAGGCCGGCCCGAAAAGTTAACTAAGGTTAACTTTCCGCTGGATCTCCCATTTTCAGGTTTATGAAGGAATTGTGAATCGAAATTTATGCTTGACACCCATTCTTGAGAGCGTATAATAATAGTTGTCAGAGGGACAGAAAGAAAGAAGGAAGAAATGATAGAGTTCAAGGGGCTGCCTAAGACCAAGCAGGAATGGAATGATTTTTCCGACGACCTGCTGATGCTTTTCATCATCATCTGCTGCCCGTGGGTTCTGTTTTTCTTGATGTGGGAACGGTAGAAAAGGAGGTGCATCACCTATGTTTGTAGGAAACGGCGCGGGAGGTATCCCGCTTAGATGGTAGGCGTGATGGGACCGCACGCGACAAAAATGGTCCCCGCCCCGTGCTGCAATCCGGACCCTGCGGCACGGGGCGTAGTTGTTTTGAGAAAAAAGTTAACCTTAGCTAACTTTTGAGGCCGGCGCCAAATGTGGAGATTGTGTGGAGCTATTGCATTTCAGGGGCCGCTTATGATATAATAGAAGTGACGTAAATTTTTAACCTTCACAATTTCTGCACATTTTAAAATTCTCGCTTGACTCCAAAAGCAAACAAGCGTAATATAACAGTTGTCCGAAGGGGACACCAACCACGAGCCTAGGAGGGCCACCATGCGTAAGGTTTTCGCTATTCTTGACATTGAGACTATCACCGATGCCCGTCTCGCCTTTGATATTGCATGGATTGTCAAGGACAGCAAGGGTAACACGCTTGAAAAGCGTAATTACCTCGTGCGTGAGGTCATGGACACGCCTTTTGCATCTATCCTTATTCGTCGTGATAGTTTTATGAAGAACAAGGCTGATTTTTACATGGATGGTATTGCATTTAACTCTTTCGACATTGCATCTCTGTGGGACATTTGCGTCGATTTTGATAACATTAGTGTTCGTCACAATGCTAAAGTTGCTATGTGCGCCTACAATGCTAAGTTTGATTACAGTGTCTTGAATGACAACATGCAAGCTTACTATGGCATGGATTTCTTTGAAAGCACTTATGAGGTTGTCGATATTATGACTATGGCCCTTGCTACCATCTGCGATACTAACAAGTTCGTGCGTTGGTGCCAACTTAATAACATGGTTACTGAAAAGGGTAATGTCAAGACCAACGCGGAAACTGTTTATGCGTATCTCACGCGCGATAGTAATTTCGTAGAAGCCCATCACGCGCTGCAAGACTGTGAGATTGAAGCGGATATTTATTTTAAGGCTCGCAAGTATCGCAAGAAGCACCACAAGCAGTTTGCTATGCCCGTATTCCATTGCAAGGAATGGAAAAAGGTACAAGCTCGCCGATAAAAACATTAAAAGGGGCCGCAATTGCGGCCCCACAACATTAAAAGAAAAAAGTTAACCGAGGCTAACTTGCGCGGCCGGCCGCAATTGTGTAGGATTTGTGAAGAGGTTGACACAACTGCCCCACAAGCGTATTATTAAGACAGTCAAAAACCCCACGACCTAGGAGGTCACCCATGAACGAGAACGCCACCCGCAAGAGCTGCAAGATTAACGTCGCCTTTGTCCTCACTCTTGTTCTTATCATCGCTAAGGTTTGGGGCGGTGTGTCTATCTCTTGGCTGTTTTGCTTTGCGCCCCTTTTCATCTCGTGGGGCATCGCACTTGCTTTTATGCTCTTTATCATTTGGGCAAACTACAGGAGCGGCCTTCTATAATTCAAATGTGTTCGTTTTGTGAAGGGGGTTGCAAAACCCCCTTCCTTCCCCTATTATTAAAACAGTAAGAGTACCTACGACCTAGGAGGTCCCATGTCCAACTCTTTGCACAGTTTTTATCACGTCCGCTTCTTTCTCTTTGGCTTGCGTAGTTCTGTAGTGTTCAATAGCAAGTTTCAAGCCGAGGGCTTTTGTGACCTTATGCGCGATGTTTATGCGGATGATTTTAAAATGATAGAATTTTTCATTCAAGAATACTAATGTGCTCGTTTTGTGGAGGGGATTGCAAAATCCCCTCCCTTCCTTTATTATTAAGACAGTAAGAGACACCATCCAAGGAGGACACCATGGCCGACACCTTCAAGCAGACCCGCCGCAACGACTGGCACACGAGCGACCCCGACCTGCAGGGCATGGGCCACACCAAGCAGCGCAACGCCTACCGCCGCAAGCAGAACCGCCGCACCCGCCGCGTCTTGAAGCAGGAACTTAAGAAAGAGCTCTGGTAGGGCTCTTTTTTTTTAAGAGTTAAGTTAAACGGTTAACCTGAGATCTAAAAGTTAGCCAAGGTTAACTTTATCGGCCGGCCTCAAATGTGGAGATTTGGTGATGAATCTTGACTATTGGAATCTTAACTGGTACCATTACAAGGGAGGGAGGGAGGGATGGGCCTGGCTATCGAACTGGTGTTCTAAAAAGCCTGGGGTCGATCATTTGTGAAGGAACTGTGAAGACGAAACCAATTTGCTCGCGACTCTTTACAAGGTGGGGACATGAGCGTATAGTAATAGTCGTCAGGAGGGGAGAGCAAAAAGAGCAATCCCCACGAGGTACTAGGAGGTACCAAATGAGCAAGAACACCATCACCCGCGCCGCTGCCATCGCCATCGCCATTGAGCGCACGCAGGACTTGCCCGAGGTCAACGAGGTCTTGAAGAACATGCACGCGCAGCTGGTGAAGCCCCGTGCCAAGGCCGTGAGCAAGGCCCGTCTCGCCAACGAGAACCTCGCTCGTAAGCTCGCTGAGATGCTCCCCGCTGAAGGCATCGGCTCCAAGGCTATCGTCGGGCTGGGTCTGCCCGAGGTCGCCACGACGCAGAAGGCCGCCGCGGTCATGCGTGTGGCTGAGGAGCTGGGACTGGTGCAGAAGGTGGTAGACAAGAAGGTTATCACCTACAAGCCCATCGCCAAGACTGAGTAGCCAAAAGGCCCCGCGCAAGCGGGGCCTATCCTTTACCCCAAAAGTTAACCAAGGCTAACTTTTTTTGAGATCTTCCAAGAGTTAACCAAGGCTAACTTTTGGAGCCGGCCTCAAATGTGTAGATTATGTGCAGCTATTGACTTGACCAAGGTTTAGCGTTACCCTATTAGGGAGGGAGGGCGGGGAGTAAGCCTGAAAAGTTACCCTCGGTTAACTTTTAGCCTGGTGCCTGGGGCTCCGATCGTTTGTGTAGAACCTGTGAAGGTATTGACCTCGGGCACGTGTAAGAGTATTCTAATAGTTGTCAGGCGGGCATGGGGTTCGCCTTCGGGACCATTGGAGGTCTATCATGAGCAAGCGCGTTTTCGTTATCTGCGACACCGAAACCATCTGCGACGCTCGCGTGGTGTGGGATGTGGCATGGCTGGTTTGCGACTCTAAGGGTCGTGTTCTTGAGTCTTTCAACGCTTGCGTGGCGGATGTAGTCGCGTCTCCATTCGGTCGCAAGCTGGTTGCCCGTGACAATTTCACGCGCCGCAAGCTCGCCGACGGCTCGCGTAAATCTGAGTGGTACCTCTCTGAGATTGACGCGCAGCGTATGCCCGTCATGCCGTTTGCGGATATTAAGGCGGCTTTTGACGCTATCGGCCCGCGCTATCACGCAGAGGTTGTATTTTGTGCCTATAATGCCGACTTTGATATTCGCGTTCTGAATGACAACGCCGAAACCTACGGACTGGGTAGCTTCTTTGGTCCTGATGCTATCACGTGCGACATTTGGCACACGGCCCTAGACACCATTTGCAACTCTGAGCGGTTTGTCTTGTGGGCGATGAATCACGGCGCCATTTCTGATGCGGGGAACATCCGCACAAACGCCGAAACCGTGTACGCCTACATTAGCGATTGCCCTGACTTTGAGGAACGGCACACAGCCCTAGCCGACTGTGAGATTGAGCGGAAAATCCTGTTTAAGGCTCGCAGCTATCGCCGTAAGTTGCATTTCTCCAATGTGATGCCATGCTGCATGCGTTGCCCTGAGTGGAAGCGACTGCAAGCCCGCTACAAGTAAGGCTAAACCCGCCCCGCCCCGTGCGGGGCACACCTTTTGCGCGAAAGTTAACCCAGGCTAACTTTTTGGGGATCCGATTGAAAGTTACCCTCGGCTAACTTTTGGGGCCGGCCGCATTTGTGAAGATTCTGCGAATTTGCAAATGACTATTGCTTTTGGGTCCTTTAGTGTGTTATAATAGAAATGACGGCCATTTGTGGCCGAAAAATTTTACCACAACACGCGCAAAAAAACAAGAAAGTGCCGGTGAACGGTAGGAAAACGTCGGTGAACGGTAAAGACTGACGATCGACCGCTCACCCGCAAAAATCTACCGTTCACGGAGATTGCCACTTTGGCACGATTTTGGGTTGACACCAAGGGCCGACAAGAGTATATTAATAGTCAGCAAGGGGGACGAAAGAAACCCGAGCGACTTGAAAACCGAATAACCCACTTTGAGGGTGGTAGCTTAAAAGGAAAGCGCAGCCCCTGAATAGGGTAGGCCAACATTCAGAACGACGTTGGATGTGGCTATGACACAGTCCTGAGTTGTAGGTGCAAGACCTACCCACCCTCACCAATGCCATTCCCACGCTACAAGGGCGTGAGAACAAATAGCCCCAAGGTGGGGCGGAAAGGTGGTCCACTATGGCTACCAAGAACAATGGCATTACCCGCGCCGACGCTATCGCTTTTGCGATGGAGCGTTGCACCGACAACGCGGATGTGGTGGCCGTGCTTAAGAAGATGCACGACCAACTCACCAAGCCGCGCGCTAAGGCGGTTAGCAAGGCTCGCGTTGCCAATGAGAACCTTGCGCGCAAGGTTCGCGATGCGGTTAGTGCACACGGTGACGGCATGACCACCAAGGACATTGTGGCCCTTGGCATGCCCGAAATCACGACCACGCAAAAGGCGGCCGCTGTCGCTCGCGTGGCGTGTGAGATGGGTTTGCTCACCAAGTGCGTGAACGGTAAGGCCATCACCTACGCGCTCGCGTAGAACCAACGTCCCGAGCATGACGGTAAAAGGCTCGCTTCTTTTGGCCCTAATAGTTTGTGCACGATTTAATCGTGCACGATTTTAGGATCCCGATCCTAATCCTAGTAGTTTACCGGAGTTAACTTTTTTGGCCGGCCTAAGAAGTTAACCAAGGCTAACTCTCGGATCCTCCAAACGATCTCTTTTATCGAACTGATGTTCGATTGTGTAGGTTTTGTGAACCTATTGCACAAATGCGGTCAATGCCCTATTATGTAATTGTGCTCAAGGCGGCGACCAAATAGGCCACACCGAACCGGGTAGGGCACCGACTTGGCTTTAGGGCGGCAGGACAAAACACGTGTATAACCACCAGCGCTACCCTTTTACCGAACAAGTGTTCGTAGAACTGGTGTTCGAATCCTATAACGGGATATCTATCGAACTGGTGTTCGAATTCGGTAGTGCCGCCGCGCGCAGGCCCATACGCAACTTTTCCGTGAAACCGGGGCCATACGCCGCATACGCAAAATTTTCCCAAAACTTGCGCTAAAAAATTTTTCTTGACAGAGCGCTCTTTTTATGGTATAATTAAAGTGACGTTCTTTTTCTGCCGCGCACGTCGCTCGAGATCAAAAATTTAATTAAAAAATTGATTTAAAAAGCTAAAAAAAAAAAAAAAAAAAAAAAAAAAAAAAAAAAAAAAAGCCCCCCCAAAAACCG